ATGAAAAAGATAGAAGTTCGTATTTTTTCTTCTCAAAACCTTAATGAAAAATGGTATGTTTATTTATATACCGATGGCAAAATTATTAAAAAAATATATAAAGGATTGAATTCAGGCGAAACATTTGAAGAAAGAATGTTTAAGGCCGAAGTTCTGAAGGCAACATTAGAAAAAGAAATACATAGTGGATGGAATCCAAAAGCAAAAAAAAATATTGTTAGATATAGCCTTCCTGAAGCATTAGACTTTGGTCTTGAAAAGAAAAAATCCACACTCAGTACAGGGTCTTATAAAGAGTATTCATTTACCGTTGGTCTTTTGAAGCCATATTGTACAACTCTTGGATATGATAAATTAAACATAAATGATTGTGATCGTTTTCATATAAAAACACTTTTAGATGCTGCTAAAAATAAAAGAGAATGGTCTGCTAGAAATTACAATAAGGTACTTAGAAATTTAAGCTCCATATTTACAGAACTTGTTGAGTGGGAAATAATCACTTCGTCTCCGGTAAGAGATATTAGAGCAATCAAAGAGTCTGACAATGGTCAATATGATCTGATGACAGATAACGAACATCAGAAAGTATTTTCATACTTAAGGGATATGCATCTTAATTATTATATTTTCTGTTCTGTTGTTTATTACATGGGTATTCGTCCAGGCGAATTGATAAAGCTAAAATGTAGTGATGTTATATTAGAAAAAGAAGTAATTATAGTTAGTTCTAAAAATTCTAAAAATAATAAAACCCGTGTAGTCCCTATAATTGGCACCATTAAAACACTTATTAAAAATTTTGATTTGTCTAATACTGATCACTATTTATTTGGCGCTAATACTGATAGTAGAACTCCTGGACTCGTTGAAAATTACTTTTGTCCAAATCCGTTTCAGGTAAAAAGAAAATACCCCACTGACTTATGGAGGCGAATCGTTATTAAGGACTTAAAAGTGAATAAAAAATTATATTCTTTAAAGCACAAAGGAGGTAGTGACAAGTTAAAAGCAGGGCTTGGTTTAAAAGCTGTAAGCTCAATATTTGGGCATTCTTCCGAAAAAATAACAGAGATTTACGCAAACTTCATCAATGATATTAGATTTGATGAAGCGAAAAAAATTAATCTGAAAGAATACTAAGGCGTATCTAAAAAGTTACGCCCTTTTATTTTTTATTTTGTCGTTCTTGACTAGAGTCTTTACGTATCCATTCTATATCTGGGAAAGGGTGATCTTTAGTAAGTATTAGATCCGGCTTAATAGGCTTTAATAAAACTATTTGTGTTTCTTGTTTTTTTCCTATAGGAACACCCCTTAAAATTACTTCAAAAGTAACCTGTTCACTTATTTTAAGGAATCCGGCCCTAAACGATAATTTATTGTAACAATATATATCCAGAACTTGATTTTTCTCAAACGAGTTTATTCGGATAATTCTTTCAATGAAATCATCTTTTTCTGTTTCCTCGAAAATTTTCAACACTACTCCGGATATTTGCATACTTAAAATTACAATTTTCCGGCAAAGCAAAATACTTAAAGCGACAAAACTTGACGCATTAAAAAGTTATCCACAAAATTTTATTCTAGAATAAAGAAGTGAAATCTTCAGTATTTAAATTCCCTAAATAGAATTGATAAGCAAGACATACAATGGAAGCACACATCATAATTACCGGATAAATGTAAAACTTATCATTGATAAGCTTTTCTTCAGAATATTTATTCCTTTCATTGCTTAATGCAATTTGGAGCAGCCAGAAAAAGCCTATGATAAAAACTATCACAAGGCCAGGTGGATACATTGGTATTTTATCTATAAAAGACATGCTGTAAATTTATGATAATTATACTAAATGTGATTATGGGTTTCCGTAAACAAAAAATCCCCAGATCTCTCCGAGGATAAAAACTAATAACCATGAAAACTCAAATCAATGAGTTGTATTTTTATATACGACGAATCCTAAAGTTCAAACTATTACCGATCCGTCTTTTCTATAAGAAGGTGTTTTTTTATCTTCAAAATAACCATTATCATTAAAAAACATTTGCCAGGCAAGTTGACCGTTATCGAAGTATTTAGTCCAAATGCCTAATCTACATATATGTTTACCTTCGTATCCTTTCCACTGTTCTCTTACGTCATATAAATGTTTCCATAAGTCAGCCACAACTCCAATTTTTCCATCAATCCAAAGTTGACCGTTAGGATGATATTCTTTCCAATCTATAATTTCTAAAATCATAATACTATCTTCTTATATTTTGTGGAGACTACTCCGTGGGGTTAATTTTTTTAAGTTCAATTGAGAATTTTAACGTAGTAATATCGTACCCTCTTTTTTCCAATTCATCTTTAAAATTTTCTTTTATCCAATTATAAGGATAGCATGTGTCATCATCAGGAATCTTATATCTTAAAATATCGCCAACAATATGATTTAGTGCTAATGCTCCATCACATCTTCTAGGATAAGCGACTACAAAATCATTTTGTGCTTTATTATATGATAAAGTAAGTTTGTCTTTTCTATAATTTCCCATACTCTACTCTTTTATTCCTATAGCCTCTAAAGCGGAAGGGGTTAATTCAATTCCTAAATCTGCATGAGCTAAGGCCTCGATTGTGCTTCCAATAAGATCACCGCCTCCCAATCCATTTTCGTGAACATTCATGAACTGAAACATCTCTAAATAAATTGTCAATTTTAATGAATCATTAAAAACCTCATTGATAGCAGGTTTAGATCGGAATCCATTAAACAAAACTTTATCCTCTGCTTGGTAATACTCGTCTATCTCTTCCTGAGAACTTACATTTACAGGCATTCCCATACATCCACAATCTGAACCAGTACAGCAAAATTGTAAGGGTTCTAAAACTACTCCGTGTTTATCCATGGGTAAAAACATACCAAGCTTCAATGGCTGTTTTAGGAATTTTGCATAATCAATTATCTTAGATAAAGCTGATGTCGTTTTAATTATCGGAAGTCTTTCGGTAAGTATATTTTCCAATTTCTTTTCTTGTTCCAGAACGAAGTCTGAAAGGGGGATTAGTTTCATGACTATTATTGGTTATGTTTCTTTTACAAATATACTACATTTATAGTATATTAAAAAATAAAATATACTATATTTATATAATATTTTTTTATTGTACTTTTGTTATATGAATTTGAAAGAGCTTATCGAAGGGAATCCTATATTAAATCAGGCGCAAATTGCAAAAGCAATGTTCCCCAACGACAAATATGCACCACAAACTCTTTCTGCGAAATTGAGAGAGGTTAAGCAAAAGACAGGAGCACAAAGGATAACCGAAGAAGATACCAAAAACGCAGTAGAAGTTTTGGATAAGCTCGTAAAGAATATCGAAGCCTATAAAAAAGATAATCCCACCAAATAAAAAACCTCCCTTAGGGCATCAGGAGGTTAAAGTGTAAAATGAATTATGAGTTAAGATTTGGTGTTAAATAAGCTTTCATGATCACATCAACCAATATGCCACATTAATCACCAATTTATGAAATCTTTATTTTTGTGGTATATTTTACTTATTCTACATTTACGACAATAATAAATAGAAACATATGATCGCAAGCATATAAATGAAATTCATTCACGCATACATTTACTAACTAATAATAAATGTTGTACAATCTTACAGTACACTCAGCTCTCCCCTAATAAGGAGAGTTTTTATTTCTGCAAAAAAATCCTCCACAAGGGAGGATACTTAAAAAAACTTGACTTGTTCTTGTCTCTTAAAAAAAACTCCGTAAATATACGGAGAGGCTGTAGTTTTAACTCTACGGGAAACCGTAAGGTTGTTTAAATCTTATTCTGTAGTTTCACCAAAAATTAACAAAAACAACAAATTTTGTCATATTTAAATACTAGTTTCGCTCCAGATAAGAAATATAAAACAATACATATATTTCAAAAATGTGACGAAATATGTTTAAAGTCAATAGATATAGTAATGTAATAGAAAAAATCAATAACCGTGTAAGATATGCCACAGTATTGAATTTTTTAGTTGTTGTTTTGTTGCGACTAACAATGTTGTAATATTTTTAACTAAATGAATTAACCATCGGAACGAAAATTGCGTATTTTTGCTAACAAGAATAAGTATGCATAAACAAAATTATTAACATGTGCAAATTTTATTTTGTAAAAACTAATTAACTAAAATATTGATGCCACATTCTTATCTTAAAAAATCACAAGATACTTATGATTCAGGAGAGGTGTTACGTAAAGAAAAGAAGTTCAACTCTAGTATTCATTGCTATTATTATTCTTGTATACAACTATGCAATCATTTTTTCAACATAAAAGAAGGATTGACAGATAGTCAGATCAGAGATTTATTTAAAACCAATGAGTCTCATAAAGACACAATAAAAAAACTTATATCTTTATTAGGAAGAGGGTCTCATAAAGCCTTCACAACTGATTTATCAATATTAAAAGACAATAGAGTTAAAGCTGATTATAGGAATTTTTCGCTGGGGGAAGCTGACAGCGAAGAATCAAAAGATCTATGTGATAATGTTGTGTCACAATTAAAAAAAGCATTATGAAAAAACAAATTCAATTTTTAATCGACAAGTTCAAATACATTACTGACTGCTATAATGTGTTTATAAAATATGAATTTAATTCTGACATCGAAATTCATTTTGTTCAATTATATTCTAACTCTCTTGAAGAAAATTTCATTGAGCAAATAACAGATACTCTTTATAATGATTTTATTGCTGCATTCCCAAATGAGTTGGTGGCAATTATGGATGAAAAAGCTAAATATAAATTTAGATTCGATGTTTTATTTGATAATACAAAAAACGATTTTGCAGTTATAATTGAGAATACAACTTATGAATCAGTTCAAAACAGTGATTTTGAATATTTTGATTTTATGTCAGATGGTTTTGACTCAGATTTTTACTTAGAAGATTTTACTCATAATCATAAAAACATTGACAAAGATAACCTTTACACCTATACCTTAACGGATAATGAAGAATATTGTCTTAGGGCTGGAAATAATGAATTTGCATTAGCAGCATAAATTACGTATGGATTCAAGAATATCAAGTATAATATTAGTAAAAAGCGAATTTGAGAGATCTAATAAAATCGATTTAGATTCCTCCAAAGCTGATGGTGGAGTTTCTATAGAGGTAGATACTATTTTAACAGATAAACTACCTGGAATAATTGTTACCTTAGATCTCAACTACACTCTAAAATCAAACAAAACAAACGATACAATAGTAAGATACTATTCAAAACACGTAGCCCAAGTAGAAGTAAAAAATTACGAAGCACTAGATCCTTTAAAGATAAAAAGATTTGGAGGAGTTAATATTGCTGCAATGATTTTTCCATTTGTTAGGGAAGACTTATCTAGTAGGGTTTTGAAAAGCGGATTAAGACCTATAATCTTACCCCCTTTTAATTTTGTTAAATTGTATGATGAAAAGAATCCACCCACTAAAGGGCCGGTTAGAGATAAAAAAAAGACTACTTAATTAAGTAGTCTTTTTTTTGCAAAGAACAAATCAGCTTCCGCCTTTCTTCTCCGGATGAGTCCGTTTAATGTTTTTCCGGCGGCGGTAATGTATTTCGTAGTGAACCAATTCCGGATTTCTGAATCTGAAGCTCTTTTGTTGATCAATGAAAATAACCCATCAGAGCCTCCGGTATTATAAGTATGCGATACGAGAGCATCAAACTGATTCTGCGTTAAAGCGACTTTTATTTTTGAATTGACAATCTTTTCATAAGTTGGTAAGACTGCGGCAAATAATTCAGCGCCTTTTTCTTTGCTGATCGCTGGATCTTTCATGGTTACTTTTTTCCCTCCGGGATAGTAAGTGTTGCCATATCCAATTGTGGGAATTCCGGCAGAATCCAGATAAGGCTTACCACTGAAGCCTTCAAATGATACAATCAGATTTATTCCTTTTTGTGATGTTTTCATAGCTTTAAATTGGTCTTATGAATATTCCTAAATCAGCTTCCTTTTTCTCAAAATCCTGAATATACATCCTAGAATACAGATTACTTTTTTCACCTGTGTCATTATAGTCTTTATCCCAATCGGAATAGTTTTCTTCCAAAATAGGAGCCCAGTTTTCTGTTAACCAACCATCATTATCAATATGATCTGCGAAAGCATTAAATAATTCTTCGCCCCATAGTTCTTTTAAATCTTGTTTTTTCATTACTTAAAGTATTTATAAATTCCAAATATTACGATTCCAACGACTCCCAAAAGAGCCAGGACAATCCATAAGCCGGCCTGAAAGCCTGTTACTTTTATTTCTTTAGTTTTCTGTTTTCTTTCCTGAACTCTTTTTTTTACGTTATTTTCTTCAATAATTTTTTCAGAGAAATCCTTAAACTTTTCTATGACAGATTCCGAATTATTCTCTTTTCTTACATGATCTGACTGAGAAGCTTTGGTTCGTATGTGAACATTTGCATTGCCATTAACTCTAATGGCTTGCAAGGTGTCACCGTTTTCAATATTGTAGATTTCAATCGGCTTACCTGTCTCAGCTTTTCCTTTTACCTCAAAATCAGTCAGATTATCTTTTTTTTGTTCCAGGATCTCAGTCTTTTTTAACTGCTGTTTATCTTCAGCTTTTTCAACTTTACTTTCTACTTTTGCGGTGGACATTTGTTGAATTTGCTCAATTTCAGTGCTTTTTGATGTGATTATTTTTTTTGTCCTACACCCCGTCAGAAGTATCAATATTAGTATCAGTATTATTTTTTTCATTTTCGTTTTGTTTTTTGTAATTCGACAATAAATCATGAAGTACATCTTCTCGCTTTTCCAGAATTTCAAGAACCTGGAGCATTGAAGCATTCGTTTTTCTTCGTAGTTTATTTTCTGCTTTTTCCTGTACTGATTTCGCTTCTGTGAATACAAGAACAACAGCTGCCAATAGCGACACAATTGGTATTGCAGATATGGGAAATTCAAAAAAGTAAGTAATTGGAACTATTGCATCAAAAATGAAAGCATAGAGCAACATTCCAAAATAATGATTAAACTTTCCAACGCTTCTTTTATAGCCTTCAGAAGTCCTCATTTCTCCTATCTGTTTAGCTTTCCTTATGCCAAAATAAAAATCAATTATCATGGCTATTAAAACAGCACTCCACAAAATACCAACAACGATTAACTTCATAATAATTGCGCTGTAGTCTTCTTTTATAAATTCTAATATCATAGTTATAATGATTGTTTTTGTTTATTTACCCTATGAAAAGTCCATTCTGGAAATAACAAATTGTTCCTCCAATTGTTTTTTGTCCTGAAAAACCCTCAAATAATTGCCCTCCTAAAGCTGTCACATATACTTTGAACCCTTTGAATCCATTACCACCGATGTTATTTAAAAAGATAAACCCATCATTAACCGTTAATGCGTTGTTATTTCCTTGTGGCCCTGTTGCTGAAAGTTCTAATGCAGTATTTCCAACGTTGTTTCCTGATGCCGAAATCGACGCTCCTGTGTTTATTACATTACCGGCATCTTTTGATGAATTAATAATGAAATTACCTATGTACTGACTGTTTGGGTGTACATCATTAGAGATCATTAGACCATCTACCAGGTCGCCATTACTATTTACGGTACCGAAAAGAATTTTACCGGTAGTACTTGTTAAGGTTGATGTTGTTATATACCAACCGTTTACACCTCCAATTGTCCCGGTATTTGCATCGATATTACCTTTTATTTCAGCATTTTTAGAAATCATTTTACCATTCTGAAGAACTTGAAACACCGCATCATTTTTATGCGCATAATCTGCTCCAGCTCCAAATCTGATACTTTCACCACCTGCATCTGTAACGGAAGAGATAAAAGCATTTCTTTCCGTTTCATTTCCAACTTCAATTACCTGAGACATCAGTAGGCCATTGTCAATGGACGTAAAGCCGTCTGAACCGTCCGTGAACTTAATTTTACCTTTGATTTCTTGCGTATCCAGGTTGATTGTCATTTGGCCATCAAGAGAGGAAATTATGCCGGTTCTGATCAATCCACCGTTTATGGTTGTTGTTCCAACGGTAATAGAAAGTACACGCACGTTTTCAACAACTGAATGAAGAATTCCGATCAGGAAGTAATAATCATTCGCATCAGCATCAAACTTAATTTGTTCCTGGCTGAAAACAATTGCGCCGCTTTGATCAGTTTTTGAACATTTCCCATATACGTATCGGAACTGATCGTCTGGAATAGTTTCAACATTCTCCGGAATAGTCCACTCTTTGTCGAATGTCTGAGAGTAGATGATTCCAGGATTAACCTTGATCTTATTCTTGTTGTTTTCATACATCACATAGAACACAACACTGCAGCTGATCTGTTGAGATCGGGCGCCAACGGAAATCATATTCGTTTCAATGCTATTCGGACGTATGTTCTCTGGATTGAAATAATCATCCGTATCAAAGACAAGATTCTTAAGCTCTTCAGTGGTTTTTAATCCGAGTTTTGAATAATTGATCTGTCCTAAATTGGTGATCGACATTACATTCTTGATCTGTTTGATGTCAAGGATAACCTGTGATGCGTAGTTGATCTCATATGAGTCTGCAATAACGATTTTTGTACGATATGGATTATAATCTCCACTTTGGATGAAATCAATAGTAGTTTGATTTACACGAAGAACCTTATCGATACCCAACACCGGATCATAAACCTGAATGTAATCACCAATATCAAACTTCCCTACTCCTATTTTTTCCATGTAAGCCGGATCAACGTTTAAGTCATAGGAAACTTTAGCTTTTAATTTAAGATTGAACTGCTTAGATCCTTCAATAAATAATTCATTTTCAGCATTACTCTCATATGCTTTTGGCATTACGATGTCAATTAGAACATATTCGTCACCTATCGCGAACTGAAAGGCAGTTGAACTTTCATCTGGAAAGCCTTGCCCCTGATCATTTTTGAAAGGAATTATCTCAAAAGTCTTAGTAGTATGATTGTAGCCTCCTTTTTTGATTTCAAATTCATATCCTGCCAAATTACCGGTATTGAAATGAACCTTGGCAGATGTCCCAGCAACAAGATATTTAGTCGTTACCCCGTCGGCTTCTTTCTCATTCAGATCAAAGTCCATTGTGGAATCTGAGAACTTGAATTTCGTATCTCCTAAGGACGTTATCTTTCCGGTTCTGTGTGGGTAAATTTCATCAAAAGTGATTGATCCCTCCTTTAGTCCGAAAGCTGCTATTGATCCGGCATCTTCCAAATAATCTGCCCCTGGTAATTTTAATCGTTTACTAAAATTCCGGTATTCATTTGGAATGTTGTTTGTGCCTCCAAATACATAGAGCCGGTTTACAATATCATTATCATCAACATTATTCCTAGATAAAGAATAAAGCCCCTTCCCTTTTCCGTACTCAAATTTCAGGGGGACTTTCTTACCGTAGTCTCCGGTATGAATAACATATTTGCCGTTTTCATACTTAATCCAGAAATCAGTTTTGAATTCATTACAGATCTTCTGCATTGCTGATAGGCAAGTATCATCACCAAAAGTAATGGTCTTAGTTTCGCCATTAGTGAAATTCCCCAGCTCCCAGTTGCCAGCAAAACGCTTCATGTTGTTTTTTAAAGCAAGCAAGAAAACCTCAATAGTGCCAATCAAAGGAAATTCCAGATCAGGACCAAATCCGGTTGCGTCTGCATTGAAATACTTGCATCGTTGCATATCAAACATTAAGCCCTGAGCTGTAATACTGTACTCATATGAGGTATTGCTATTTTTCACCAATACCGGCAATGAATTGATACGATACACAGAGTCAAAGAGCACGAAGTAATCATTGATCAAAATATCCAGCTTTTCCCTCGAATTAAGTTTTATCGAAACCGAATCATCCGAAAGCATAACCCGGTTAAGTGTTGCAGACTCCACAGAACGTTTCCCTCGCTCAATCAAATTGAACAAAGGAGATCCGTTTCTGTATAGTGTTATGTTATTCATTAATTCAAAATATTGTTTTGAGGGAAGTCAAATCTTATTCTGTTATCCCATGCGTACTTACAAATCGCCTCAATCATTTCTTTTCCTTCTACTGATGATTCTCTCCCCTCATGGTAAAACATTTCGAATACATTCTTAGTGTTAAAGTTGTTATTTTCAGTTTTTAATAGAGCAATAACAGCTGTCGCATTAACTGCATCTAAACGCGGTGAAGTCCTTACAAAGTAAAAGCCCATTTCGTAGTTAAAATAGTCGTCAGCTGCGTTAACTGCTGTTATTTCTTTTGCTGTTAAGGAAGAATTATCTGTACGTGCATCGTCAGCAGTTACCACTCCCACTAATCCATACTTCTTCAATTCTGTGTACAGGGCTTTATTTCCTTTGAATTGTGAGAATCTCGGCATGTTATCAATTGTAGAATATCCGGCGAAACGATTGATTTCGTTGATAATCCGGGTATAATGTTCTACACCATCCGCTAAGGCTATTGATGTGTAATCAGTCGTTGCGTCAACACCGTGGAAACCTATCTTAAGCCAATGAGAATTTGCAATGAATTCTACCTTCCAAGTCGCAGGCATCTGGGATAGATTAAAAGTGTTTCCAGAATTCTGATAAAAAGCAAATAGGGAGAAACAAGCACCGTACTTATCATGCATTTCCTTGTAAACCGCAAGCCTGGCATTATCAAAAATAGATGCTGGGTTTGTAGTTGATAACTCTCTAAACACATTTATAGAGTCGTCAACTGAAATATGTAAATATGGAGATCTTCTCTTTTTAAGTTTAACCTGGTCCGCCTGCCAATATTGAGTATTGTCTCTGAACCCTACAATTCCCTTAAGAATACCACTTAAAGATCCCTGTGATTGCAAGTCTGTACTACCAACAAAAACATTGTTTAGATATGCATTGATATTTAATCCACTTCTGAATAATCTTAATTTATCCCCTACTTTAAGAATCGTGGCGGTACCAATTGAAAGAGTCCCCACGCTCGTCACCCCATATCGGTTCATGACATATACGTCAAATACAGAACTGGAAGCTGCAGTTTTTATTAATTGGAAACAAGCATTTGCATCACCAAACCCTAGCCGGGCACTTCCATTTGATGCAATATCTTTAACTGTCGCTTCAATGATGCTAATGTCCGATTCATTACTTGTTGCAAAATTTAAATGTGTTACTGAACTATTGCCGGTCATAGCAATTGACTTATAATCAATAACACCTACCTGATTAGTAAAGGAAAACTTTTCAGAGAATTCATTGCTATCAGTAGCTTTTGCAGTTTCAATTTTTTGAATTTGCGGAGTTATCATTGTTCCAAATACTTTTTCCGCCTTGATGTAATCTCCTGATGAAGAACCCTGAGTAATCTTCAATGAAGTATTGTATGGAGATGTTGATGGCGATAAACCAACGTCTGTACCGCTGGCCACTTGGACCATGTAATTATTACAAGTCGGAGGAGTTGTGAATGGAAATGTTGTTGCTGATCCACTCGCTACGTAGGATAAAAATGTACTCCCGTTGTAGAAGAATACTCGCATGCCAGATGAATTAGAATCCATACCATATCCTGTAGCTTCATAAGCCGTTGAGCCTGTGCAAGTAATAGGTAATGTTCTAATCCAGTTCTGCGATGTATTTGGTACGCCTGTAGTAGTATTAATACCTCCCGCTGCTAAAGTGAAAGGTATGTTAGTTGAGCCCAAATTAATTAGACTTTTATATCTGTCATAAACAGAACCACCGCTAACAGCATTTGGATTACTTGCCTCTACAACTCCATTCACTGCAACTTCTGGCATTTTCGTTTCTGACCTAGTCCAAACGGAACCTTTCTTATAAAACATAGTGTTGTATCCAGTCTTAGCCCTAAGATTCCCCGCATTTGGGTATACTTTACCCCAATCCGCAGTGCTGTTAGGATCTGTTGGTTTGTCGTCATTCGAAGAAATTTCAGGCTTGTAACTTCCATCTTCTGTTGGAGCTGGATCAGTAGGCTTAATTGTTCCTTTGAAATCCGTCTCAATACGCTGCTCAACTTCAGCTATTTTTGTATTAAATTCTTCGGTAATAGAGGCTGTTTTATCATCTACCTGTATTTTAGTATACGCATTCCCTTGCATTGACGTGTTGTCAATAGTAGCAATATTTGCAGGTGGAATTAAGTCCGTTACTGTAATATTAACTTGATCTGCCATTTTTATATTTTTTCCCAAATTATTTCTGCTGGTGTTTGAAGGTTTTTCACGTCTTCAATATTTCCAGCAATGATTATTATTTTTTCTTTCCCTAACATGTTCTGCCACTCTCCCACAACCTCAGCTGTTTCAATACGTGGATTAACGTATTCTATTCCAGGAATCTCATTTCCGTCTGAATCCAAAACTTTATAAATGAATTTGCCATAGTCATCCATATTAACCGCCTTTAGTACCGATATTAAATTTTTACCGGTTATTCCTTCGTTAATTGTACTTACAGCAACAGCTTCATATGTGTTGTCGAGCTTTCGACCGATTACATACAACTTTATATTTTTAGGTAACTCTAAATCCACCTCTACAGAAAACTGATAAACGGTTGAATCTTCATTTGTATAGTTCACCTCAAAGTATTGATTGTTTACTCCACTTGCGCTTATAATTGAGAGTCCTGAATTCTCATATGATGGCATTGAATAGTCTTTCGTAAGGCTGACATTTCCACGGCCGGTCTGCTTGGTTCCGTCTCCAAAGAAAATCCCTGTTTCAGAATCTATTTCGTAGGAAAGCTTGAAGGTGTCAAGAGTAGTTTTTAGAATCTTTTTGATAGGATTAGGCTCAATTAATTTTAGTGTGAAAGAACCATACATTATTCCGTCCCTGAATTCTTTTGTAAGTTCTGCAGGACCATTGAGTAATACTTCATAAGCATACTCTTTATTCCCAAAAGGCTCAATTGTAAAACGTTTTGTTGACCTTGTATCAAATAGGCTTATAAATGAATTGAAGTTTTCTGTTAATCTGTTAGAATCTGAAGCCCTTAACCAGCACTGAAGTTCCAGTTCACGTGCTTCATAGAAAGGTTTCGATAAGTCGTATTGTTTCCCGTGGTATTCAGCCCAGGTATATGAATTTCTCTCACGTGGTTTTAATCCATCAAGAACACCTTTAGAATCCTGAACATTAATTCCGAATTCTGAAAAATCCCTACCATTAATTGACCACTTTAATCCCATACTTTTTGTTTTACCACACAATCTCCATTAACCACTCCTCCATATTGGTAAACAAATACCTCAGCATTTTCATTTCTTTCAATATTCACTTCCGAATCATCTAAAACTGTCACAAATATTTTAGAATATCCAGCAGCTTTTATTGTAATTTTAGAGTTTCCACGAATAAAAATCTCTGAAACATCAAATCCTATGAATTCTATTTCGGATTCACTATCAAAGATAGCCAAATTAACAGCCTTGTTTATAGTACTTTGCCTATAGTAAACCCCGTATTTTTCATAATAACCACGGTATTTTTCAAGTACTTCATTTGACGGGAAATTTTGTCTTAAAGCCCAGTCTGAATTAGTAAAAAATAACTCGCAAAGGTTTTTTATTGAAGTATCTTTATAAGCTTTTTCAAAGCCCTCTTTACAAGGGCTGAAAGCTTTCATTTCTTTTAAAATATATTCTGTATTCATTATGGTATTCCGGCTAGGCTGTTTTTAACTTTTGAATTCAATGATTTTATTTCGTCGTATATGCCTTTAAGTGGTCTAGTATTCATTTCAATTTGACTTTGAACGAGTAATTGACTGCGCATTACTTCCAGATTGTCTTTTGACCGTTTTAAAGCTTCAGCCTGCATAATTCGCATAGCATTAATCTGCCCCTCCAACGCTCCGGCTGTTTTCTCAGTGATTCCTTTAATGTCTCCTTTTAAGCCTTGGGCGGCAGCGGTTGTGTTTTCAAATACATTATCGATCGCCTTTATACTCTCTAAAAAAGCTAAATATCTAGGATCATTTTTGTAATCCTTTAATTTGTCTATTTCTTCTTGCGTTAAGCCGTCAAAACTACCTGCGATATTAGTATTCGCAATTTCTGCCTTCAGTTTATCTATTAATTGTAGATATTTTTTCTTTTCATTTTCAAACTGTCCGCTTGTTAGATTTCCAAAAATGCTATTTTTGATCTTCTCGTCAAGTTTCCTTATTTCTTCCTCATACTGTTTTATTTGAGCTTCTTTTTCCGATGTGTCACCTTTTCCAAATCCCATTGAAGCATATAGTTTGTTGACCATTTCTTGAACCACCGGCTCCAAATATTTAATCCGTAAAGCATTTACTACCGCATTTTTCATTACATCTTCGACAACCTTATCAAAAGCCTTGGCTGCATCTTCACCCTGTCCAAATGCGGAAACTAATGCATCAGCTAATTTTTGCGAAAGCTCTTTAAAATCAGTAGTGGTTACAGATTTTTGGAAACTGTCTACTATTTCCTGAATCTTAACATTTACATCATTGATCTGTTGATTATATGCAGCAATTTTATCTAGATCCCTCTTTTTCTTTTGAGTCTCTTTATCCCTCATTTGGACTAAAAGATTCTGTTGCTCTTTTAGATTGGAAATAAGCTCTCTTTGCTTTGATAACTGCGCCTCGCCAGCCGTCTTCTCAATAACACGTTGTAACTCTTCGTATGAGGATTTCAATTCATCAACAGCCCGTTTCCATGATCTTATACTTTTTTCTTTTTTACCATCTCCTGCGGTAGATAACATTTTAACTATACCAACAACCATCTGTGCAATTCCACCGACCATTTGTTGAATGTTACCAGAAAAATAACCTACTAACGCATTAATTAACCCTTCGATTGTCTGTGTTAAATCCTTGGCGAATTTTTCAAATGGTCCGCCTTTCCCATCTATTCCAAGAGCCTCACTTAATTCCTTTGCTGAATTAATTGCTAAGTCAGTGTAGAATTTGGTTTCTTGTATATGTTGATTAAGTCGATTAAAATCTTCTTGTGTTGCTGTCCCATCTTTAATCTTCTTTCGCAGTTCTTTAAAACTATCAATTAGCTTTCTTATTGGACCAGATTCCTTTGATGCATTTTTGAGCTTTTCAAGTACTCCTATAAACTTTTCAACTTCTTGAGTTGGCGCGCCTAGATTTATTAATTCATTGATTTTAGCTTCAAGTTCCGGTATATATTTAGATATTTCTTTCTTGGTAAGAGCGTCAATATTTCCAAAAACCTTTTCAAACATATCTGACTTCTCTAAGACAGATACAAAGGCATCACGGTATTCTTTCGCTTCGGATTTCCCCGCAGCGTCAAGTAATCTCAATCTCTCTCCATCAGATATGCTTGTATTTTCACCCAGCTGAGATCGTATGTTATTGTACTTTCTTTCTATCTGAAGTTTTTTTTCTTCAAAGGTTTCTTGCCCTGCTATAAATTGAGTATATAAATCTTTTTGTTGCTGTAGTACCCCTCTTTTTGTTTCTTCCAGGTATTTTTTTTGAGACAAATAAAGCCCCATATTGCTTCCCCCAGACTTTCTGTAAATTTCATCAATCGCGTTATCAATCGCGCCTAACTGGTCAACGTACGACGGCATTAGCTTCAAAGTGTTTTCGAATTCACGTTTAAACGCTTCGATTGGTTCTTCAAAACCGTTCAAAGAATCCATTTCCTTTCTCAGCATAACTAAATACTCCTGATCAGATTTGGAGAGTTTTTCACCAGTTTCCAATCTAGTTTCTAGAAGTTTTACCTCGCCATCAACATATTTAAGATAATTTTTTGATTTACTAATTAGAGGAGCATATTGTTTATCAGCTATTTCTTTCCCGTAATAAGATGCAATGGAATAGTAATTTTCGAATTGAGTTTTAGTCTCATCAAGTCTATCTTTATTCGACTTGTATCTTTTTGAATCTATCTCGTCCTGTAGTTGCTGAAGTCTCTTATATGCATCTTCTGTTGAAATTGTCTCTCCGGTAAAATATGGGTTACCTTTTTTATCCTTATCATGTCCGAACTTATCAAGCTTCCTAAGTTTAACTTGACCGTTTACAGCAGTATCTATAGCATCATTTAATAATTGAGCCCTCCTTTCCAGTTCTTTAATAGAACCTTCAGGTAAAATTTCTGCTAATTGGTTCTCTTGTTTAGGCTTTTTTGGATTTAAAAGTTCGTTTAATTTGTCTATTTTATTTCGTATCGCTTGATATGCTGCTTGATTTGGTGCTTTCTGCGCCTCTGCTTCTAACTCTTCAATTTGCTTTTTAATTCTTTCCGCCCAACCTTCTGCTCCTTTAATTTCTTCGGGAGTTTGGATAATTTGTGGTTTAAAACCATTAAGCTCATATGTTAATTTTTCAATTTGCTTTTTTTTAAGCGTTAATTGTTCACCACTAAGCTTACCAAGCTTTACTTCTCGCTCTAATTGATTTAAAACTTTTGTTTTTTGTGAAATTTCTTGTTGATTACTACGAATGATAGCATTAGAAATGCCTGTTTTCTCATTGGCAACTTTTCTTTGTTTTTCTAACTGTTCTAAAATTTTATCTCTTCTTTTCTCAGCATCATAGGCGTTTCTTAAATACTCTAGACTAGCTTTTCCAGCTTTCCTTGCATCTTCGTCCATTTTTCGCCATTTATCTGCTTCCTTTTGAGCTGAATCCGCCTGCACCTTTAAGGCATCACGTTTAAATTGCTCTCCAAATGATTCTTCAAGGATTTTTCTGGAAGCGGCAGCCTTAGCCTGCGCCATTGCAAATGCATCAATCTTTGAAGTAACAAATTCTAAAGCCTGCCCAAGTCTGTTGGTAGCTTTGTATTGCCCGTCTAATACTCCGATAAACGTCTGGTCAATTTTGATTAGCTTCTCGTAAGCAGCCTTACGCATTTCCATGGTGGAAGACTCATTTTTGATAATGCCGATTAGCTCAGAAATATTAGCTTTGGTTTCGTTTACACCTTTGGCGAAATTCCTGTGATATTCAGACATTACTTCCTCCTGAGCTCTTTGTGAATTCGTTTGCTCTTCGATAATTCCGGTAAGTTCTCCAAGTTCCTGGCGATAATTGTAAGTTATTGCTAATAAAGCGCCTATTACAGTAATTATAAGAGTATAAGGATTAGCTCTTGCGGTAAGGTTAAATAAAGCTTGTGCATCTGCTGCAGTTCTAATACTTCTGGCTAATGAAATCCATGTTTTAATCGCTTCTGCAGCAATTGAGGCTTTTTGAATAGCTGTTGTTACAAGTAAAGCTGTTCTATAAATACCATATATTTCAATGAGTGTAAGAAGCACTCGGCCTACCTCTTGATAATTTTCAATTAAGTGAGTAACAGCATCAATACCACCTTTAAGAATATTCTCATTATTAGTTCCTATTTCGTTAAGCATTAATTCAAATTCGTGCTTAAGTCTATTTACTGAACCCGTTAATGTTGTGGCTTGCTTGCCAATAAGATTATTGAATTTACCTCCTTCAGTAGTCAGTCTATTCATAGCCTTTTCAACTTCCGGGAAACCAACTTTTCCAGCTTCAATTAGCCCTTTAAGTTCAGAAACATTTACGTTCATGACTTTCGCTAACTCATCCATTAATGGAATACCACGCATTGTGAATTGTAGAATATCTCTAGTATATGCTCTTCCCTGTGTTTTTAAGGTTCCATAAACATAAGCAATATCACCGATTGGCGCTGATACCCCGGAAGCCACATTGGCAAGCATTTCAATGTCATGCGTCACCTTATTTACATCGATTCCATATGCAAGCAACTGCTTACCTGCTTGACCGATTTCGGATAAACGGAAAGGTGATCTTAAAGTAAGTTCCTTCCATTCATCCATTAATTTATTCATTTGAGAAGTTGATCCAGTAATGGTTTCAATAGCGTTTTCCATTTGTTGGAATTCGCCACGAACTGTAATTAGCTCATTAATGAAATCTCTTACAACATGCACAGAAAAGTAACTTGCAACCCCTATTGATAGATTCCGGAAAGCAGAATCCATTTGTGATGTTTGTTGCTGAGTCTGCCTGTTTAATCCCAGAATATCCCTGCGGATCTCATTCACGCTCCTCCTCCATTCGTTTAAATTCAACGTAGCATTGAAATTTAAAGCTCCTCCTACATTATTCATTCTTCATTATTTATATTGCTCCAACTGCGATAAAAAATCCTCCTGGGTTAACTCTGAATAATTGAAGGTTTTTCCTTTTTTGGATTCTTTTTTCACATCTTCATCTTTATCGTAATCATATGAAGGGGCATCAATAAGCATTCTTTGTAAAAAAGCATAGTCCACCTCTTCTAGTAAATAATCGAGTGTCCATCCAAAGTGGTGACATAGTTGACCACATAGGCCGTAAATAGTTTTTAGGCCGTTTTCTCTACCTTCATCGGATTCGTCACTCTTACTGCGCTTAGTAATGTGGTAGAGATCGTAAAAGACTGGTAATCGTTCAGTGAAAGAACGTTTTGTGTAAATTCAAGTAATTCTCTTGAATTGATGTTGCTGAAAATATGTTCAGTTAAAAGCTTTCGGAAAAGCCAGTTGTTCCATTTCGTTCCAAGAATTGTAATTGCAATGATTTCAGCGCATAGTTTTGCGTTATCTGCAACTGAATTAAACTGTGAATTCAGTATTTCTTGGAAATCATCATTTTCCTGTTTCTCCTGGCTTATTTTCAGCTTAAAAAACCTATAGCTTTGAGCAAACATTACTTTCAATGGGATTTTATTTACCTTCCAGATCAACTCTTTGCCCCAAAACTTGGTTTTAACAGTAAATCCAACGCTATTTAAAACCTTCAGCTCCTTTTCTTCTGCAATTATCCTTTCCTCTTCGCTTAATATTCTCTCTTCTTCCATAATTGTAAATTTTGTAGTTAAAAAAAGCGCACCCACCTAAGCAAGTGCGCTGAAAAGAAAAATATTAAGGTGTCGGAATCGGGTATTTCACCAATTCAAACGAAGGTGTATTTTCTTTAGTAGGTCTGAGAACCTTTGCATTTACTGAAACACCCAGCAAGTTGTCTTTACCCATATCAGTGGTGAATTTGTAAGTAATAAGTGTTCTTACCACATCAAACCCAAACCCTATTTCTGGCGTAATTTTTAAAGATCTTTCTACGGTAACATTTCCGATTGGTGGAATGTAGTTTCCGTCAGCATCTTTTGTTCCGGCTCCAACCTCAACCAAGGTGTCGGCATCCGGATTGGCAACATCAAAATCAAATGACATTGCTCCTTTAGTAGTCCTTGTAAAAATTGGATCATCATATTCTTCAACATTGAAATCGGTAGTAGTACCATCTTCCATATTGATTTTTAATGTCCCAAGCATGGTTTCCCCTAATTTTTTAAAGACGGTGCCCATTCCCCCGTCTGATGCAACTGGTGCTAATTCAATTTTCGCTACACCATTGTTAATCTGTCCTGCCATTTTATTGAATTTTAATTATTATTAAATGCGTTTAATTTTAGTCTGAAATTGATATAGCAATCGTTACCATCCATAATGGTTTGCTCAAACTCTATATCAACATTGTATTTGTCAGTGAATTTTCTTTCCAGAATTGGTTTTACTTTGTCGGAAACAGCTTTTAGACGAATTTCGTTTGGAACGTTTTGATCTATGGCGTTGATCTTTACTTTTAGGTAAGGCACATAGCAATTCACGTTGAATGCACCGGTCTGGAAAAAAGTACTGTTGAGAATGATTGCATTCACGACAATATCCTCCTTGGTACTTCCGGCCGGTCTAAAGTCTTTATATAGATCTCCTGTGATAATAGAACCAACACCTCCATTTTTCAACTCATTATAAATCCACTGTTTGGCCTCTATTACTGAATTTCTCACCGTATACTATTTAGAAATTGATTGAGTTTTAATTTAGCTTTGAGTTCTGCACTGGTAAGGACATTACGCCCTCTACTTTCAACTGTTGATGCATAGTTCATTCCCGCAACAATAACCAATGCTATTTCCGGAAGAGCTTTAGCAATATCAATCGCCAAATCATAACCTATTTTTTTACCATCTTTTGTTGTTGGTTGCGGACCCTGAATTTTTTCAAAGTCTTGTCCTACTATACTACCATTCAGAGTGATAACATATCCGATAGATGATCTTAGATTTCCACTGACGTCTTGCCAGTCATTCTGTTTTGCATAAGACCTGGCTTCGTTAACAGCATCTTCACCAACAACCCGCATAATTCTAATGATGTTCTGAATTTTTGCATCCAAAGCATCATTGATATATTGGTTTAGACCAGGCATGTTGAAATTTGCTCTTACACCCATATTCTGCTGTGAAATTGATCGTATTTTACTCTTAAAACTTCTCCTTCAAGCCTTGTTTCTCCTTTTGATCCTATTACCCTTATGCTTGAACCTACATCAATAGGTTTTAGTTTTTTAGGACACTGAATCAACCAGGTATATTCATACTTAATCTGATCATTTGAAATAGTTTTGGTACTTGAAAGGCTATCTTCATCACGACACTTACCGAAGTCCTTCCATTCTTCAGATCCGGGAATCCAGTTTCCGTTTTCGTCTTTAACAGCATCTGTTTTGACAAATACTTCTAGTTTATATGGATATTGAATTGCCATTTACCAAAGATTTGAACGATCACGAATTCTGTTTCTTTCCAGGTTGTTTGGAAGCCCTAACTGGTCAGCAATCATACGGTAATATGCAAGCATTACATCTTTATCATATTCGATTGTAAACTGCCCTTCTGAAACTCTTTTTGGAGATAATAAAAGCTTAGGGATTAAATTGTAAAACAACGTATTAGTTTTTACTTCTAATTCGGGTTCGTATTCAGAGTCGCCATTCAATCCTACATTAATCAATTCTGCATCAATAAGCGAATCGGACACTTCAACCGACCATAACTCAAGATTTGCTGACAAATAATCCCTAACTTTCATTTATCTTAGGCTGTTTTAAGTTTCAAATGATAAACAGCATCAATTGCAGTTAAAGAAGGAATAGCAAGCAATTCTCCTCTTGTAAATTCGTTGAATGGTTCCGTTTCTGACCATTTAGCAATCTTAACTTTATCAACATTTGCATAAGAATGCCCACTTACTTTTGTAAGATCACCTTCTACAACAAGCGCATTCTTCACCTTTCCTAAATTTCCTGCCGGTACGAATACAATTACATCATCCGCAAAAGCTCTGAATGCTCTTGTGACCCCATCTTCTTCAATGTTAAATAATGATGTTTGCAATTCAATCACAGGAAGGCCATTTGATTTTAGATACTCATTTAGATTATCTAACGTCACTAGTACTGGAACCTTACCAACAGTATTTTTGAAAATATTCTGAATTTGAGTACTGTTTTTCAGCTTATTGAAAGTTGTACGGGTCATTATCATTTTTTCAAACGCATCATTACCTTTACTTTGCGCAGCGTCTGTGACAGCCTCAAAATCATCAAGAGGCGTTGCTGTAGAATCAGACCACACTTTAGATGTTTCAATTACGTTCTCAGTAGGAAGACCTACCGGAATTTGTCCATAAGCAACGCCGTCTGGATTCCCTGTTGCGGAAAGATCAATCATACCAGTAGAAAGACCTTGTAAAAACATTACATCAAGTCTTCCTGTACAACCATTAGCTGCAAATTGAATATCATTAAAAATAAGATCAATGATTTGCTTTTTTTTGGAATCATCATCTACATTTCCCATATTTTGAAGAGTGACGTAATTTCTATAGTCAGATTTCTTCATTAAGTATTTATGAGAAATAGTAGGTATAGCTCCCTGGAAAGTTCCAAGCCCCGCACGACTTCTAACTGGTGAAGTAGAATCTTCTCCTACTACAGATGCAATTGTATCAAATTTGGTGCTGCCGATAACATCTTTGAATGATAGGTCAACCTGCGGAGTATCCCATGTCAGATACTTGGTAAATTCTCTAGTTTTGAATTTATCCATTCTTTTATCGATGATTAATTGTAATGCCCCATCTGTTGCATACTCACCGAATACTGATTTTATTACGCTCATACTTTGTTAATTATTTAGATTGAGAGAAAATGATTTGAGCCATCTTAGCTTTTAAAGCATCTGTAAGAGCCGGAATTCTCCTAGCATAAACAGTTCCTCTTAAAACAATATCAACAGAAGTATTATCGTCAATAACAACATCTTCATACAGTAACCCTTTGGGGTTTACGGAGTCCGGTTTTGCAAGTCTTGTAGCTTCATCATATGAAAAAGCCGTCCCTGCAACAATTTTATCTCCTTTTGTAAGCCCGGTAATATCTAAAGCGAATCCACCTAAAGCGGTTTCCAAAACGTGAGCAAAGATTGTTTTATCCCCTGCTACTTCCGTTCTCTTAAATCCTAATTTGCTCATTTTTTGTCTGTTTGTTTTTAAGCTAACCTTTCAATGTCTTTCAACGCTTGGCCCTGCTGTTCCGTTCCTCCGGTTCCGATAGGTGGATTACCTCCTTTAGCCCCTTCTGTTGCAAAAGCTTGTTTGAATTCCTCAAATTCAGTCTCCATAGATTTTACTGTGTCTTCTTCAGAGTAGCCTTCTCCATAATCGACGGTTGTCAAAAACTTGTTGTAGTACTTTTCCGGAATGTTTTTCGCAGCAAGTGCTTTTACAAGATTTCCTTTTTTGTCGTCGGTGGCTGTTTTGGTTACTAAGGCCTGAACTGACTGCGTAAGTGCCTTAACCTGCTCAGCCAAAGTTTGATCTGGATTACCTGGTTTAGGTTCTGGATTCGGGTTTGGCTGCGTAACTGGTTTAGGCTTTTCAGGATCCGGCTTTTGCCTCGCCTTATCCAAGCTTGATTGAATAGATTTTAATAATCCCCCTACGCCATCGACTACTCCATCAATTGTTTCATCAGTTGGACTTCCGGTTAAAATTAAATCTGCTTGCGACCCTAAAATATCGTCACCAAGACCCAAGTTTGCATACTTGTTTCTCAGCTTTTCAATTATAGTTTCTCTTGTCATATTAAAAGGTTTATTATTAATTACCGTAAATTTCGTCCGTAAAACGTTTATTTTCAATAGCATTTGTTGGTTTTCTATACACTATTCCGTAATTTTACTATTATAACCACGGTATTATTTTTATGAGGGGAGATTTGGGAAGTATGAGAACGTCGGATATGACACTTAACGAACTTTTGATAGCATTTAACAGACTATCCATGGTTCAAAAAATCACAATGGATTTATCGGAGTTTTGCGAGGTAACGGGAAAGGGACAGAAAGAAGTCTATGCGCTTCTACGCTGTCAATATTATCCTGATGAACTTATCATAGGAGGCTATGAAGGAAGGAAACGAAAAAAGAAATTATTATTTGACACTCAAAAGGTTTTGGAATGGATGAGAAGGTGAGAAACGTTATTAGCAACTCAATTGCTTTGGATCCAATTATGGGTTATTGCCCAGGATTATTGGAACAAATTAAAAAAGCTGATAAAATTGATGTTCAAAAACAAAAGCTAATAAAGTTAGCTGGTGAAGAAAAAGCTTCTGAAATTTTTGATAAAATAAAGAATGAAGCTTATGCTCAGGTAGGAGATAATGGGTACTACATCTACTATGAACTCGTAAAAATTAATAGTGAACTAGAGTATGGAAATGGATGATGGGGCAAGCGAAAGATTCGATGGGTTAAACCAAGATCAAAGAGATAAGATGGCAGCGATTGGGAAGAAAGCTATGGATGATTATAGAGAAGCACTGCAAGCATATAAGGCAATTGGCTACTTATGGATAATTATAAATAGGCATATACTTGACAAAACGATTATTCTTTATTATGTTATAAATTTGAATTAATTATGAGCCAACAAATGGAAGAAGCACTTAGTAAGTTATTTATTGTAAAATCATATAATTTACCATTTGAAAGAGAATATAGTATATATAACAATTGGGTATCATCTGATAAATTAGCTTTGATTGAAAAAATAAGAATTGATTTAGAGGAAGAGGTTTTGCTTGAGCCAGTTCAATTAAAATTAAAAAATGACTGGTTATTAGTGAATGATTCTCCTCAAAAATGGCTTAAAATAGTTGAACTTAATGTCATTTAAAATGAATGAATATGAACTTAACGGAAGACTGATGGAAATTTCGCTTGCTTTGGGATGTGAATTCCTAGAACTGATTCAAGTGAAAGAGCAGATTAAGAAAAACGGATTAGGGCCTGATGACATAATGCGTTTAAAACAATTGGGGTTTCCGGGAAAAATTGAGAACTTCGAAAAGACGGTATTTGATTTTAGTGAAAAGATTGGTTTTATGTCTTCGCATAAAGTTAATACCCTTGGTTATAAAATGAAAGATCTTTCCGATAGAATTATGTTAAAAAAAGTGCAAAGGAATTAATATGGAAGCAAGTGAACTGAGAATTGGAAATTTTGTTGAATACAATGGATTTGTAAGAAATATAGTAAGTCTCAATCTAGGTACTGAGGTAAACGCATTACCCATCCCATTAACTGAGGAATGGCTGCTGAAGTTTGGCTTTATAAAAGTACTTGACTATCCATGTTTTAGACTTGAAGGACTACAAATAGAGTTTAACGGATTTGATTCACAATGGGGATCTGGTTTACTTGATGAAAAAACTGTGATTAAATACGTCCACCAACTCCAAAACCTATTTTTCGCACTTAAAGGAAAAGAGTTAACAATTAAAAACTAAAATATGGAAAAGAAAATCTATATGCTTATAATTGGCGATTTTGCCGATAGAGATACAGAGGCTGTATTTGATAACGAAGAAGACCTTCAAGAGTATTTGAATAATTTTGATGTGACTGATATTCCGATGCATATTGAGGTAAAATATTTAAACCCAAAACCAGGAGGAAAAACAGAGCCAGATTACAACGATGAACGCTATCCGGTTTTTAACAAGAAAAAAAGTTAACTTTGAAATAAATAATAAATATGAATAAAGACTATTTTATCATTATAAAAGATGGCGCAAGTACAACGATGTTAGATGTTAGAGAGATTTCATCAATAACTTCTGATTATCTGGCAAGCATCGATGAAATGTATTTTACAGTTTCAATGAAAAACGGAGACAAGATAAAAACAAAAGAAAACGTACTAGATATATTGGATGAACACAATAAGTTTTTGCAGTCTAAAATAAATAATTGATACTTGCAGCTGTTTTATTTATTGCTTTTAGAGTGTCCGAAAAAATATCCAAGTATTAGAAGAAAAGCACTTTCCACAATTTTAATTGGCTCTATTTGAAGAAACATCATAACTAGTAAACATATTCCCATCAATAAAAGCAAGAGTGAACCTACAATCGACGCCATTGACTCCCTATCAATAAATTTTAGAAATACATTAGAGCGTTTCTCAAACATTTCAGCTTTATGCTTGTCAAACTCGATCTCCTCCTGAACCCTCTCCCTCTCAAGAGCTCTATTATTCTGTAGTTCTGCATTCTTTGTTTGCAGTTCTTCAATCTCTGTCTTAATGTTGCTTTTAATTTCATTTTCAGGCAACTCTTCTACTAGATCCTTAATGGTCTCGACTGCTGACGCCTGCTCCAATTGATTAATTCGTTCTATTATAAATTGCTTGTGCGCATTTAAGTAACTAGTAATACTATAATTAAGAGTAGTTGGACTTATTTGCTCGTCAATAATTTCAAAGTCTTCCCAAGAGCTAAATTCAAATGTTTTGCTTTTTATAAAATCTTTATCATCTAATAATAAATTAATTTCATCTAATTTAGACTTTAATGTATTTATATCGTCATGCTTTATTGTGTCAACATCCAGACTTTTTCTTCTTAATGTATTACTAAATGTTTGTGAAGTTTTGACTCTATAAAAATCTTTAACCTCATTAAATGATTTAAATTTAATTCTATTCATTGGTTAATTTTAGCAAATATAAAAAAACCTTCAATTTAAGAAGGTTATAATTGTTAAATATTAAAGAAGAAAATTGTATCTTTTGTAACCCTCGCCCGAAGGTCATAATCTCTTGCTTTTTTTGCCAAGCTTTGAAATTGTTTAAAATTAAAATGAAACATATTTTCAATTTCATCATATGGAAAGCTCTCTCTCCCTTCCGCATCGATTATATCCTTTATATAATCATAAATCAATTTTTCCATTTACTAGATATTTATTTCGAGACAAAATCGTCACTAGCTCTAATATAATAAATTTCTTTTACTTACGGAAGCATTTGTTAAATAATTTTAACCCAAATATTTAATAAATTCTGATCTAAATCTTATTTCAGGAGTGTTTTCCACGATGTCTTTCCAGTAAGCGATGTTTTTAGCTTCGTATTCTAGCTGTCCCGAATGCGCTAACGGTTCACGTAGAACGATTAATGTATTTGCCACGTTATCTGATAACATTTTATGCTGCTGAACTTTATTAAGCAATTTCACATGAAAATTACATAGCATTTCATATTGATGCTTCGTGTATGAATACGAATGAAAATGATAGCAGATAAACGGGAATTCCGGGTGAATTACTCCCGTAAGGTTGCAGTTTTCAACCATTGTTAAAAGCTTGTCCGGAAGTGGCATAAAATTACATCCTTCCGTTAATTCATCATATAGTTTGTGTTCATGGTGTGAGATCATCTACTTAAAATATATTTTAGATGATTCTAATGTTCTTAAATGTGTGTTGTCGATGTCAGCGATATTTTTCTTATAGAATTCCTGAAGTCTAGTAAAGTTTCTTTTTGTGATTTCATCACTTTCAACACTTAATTCTTCTTTAAGCCCTTCAGCGTATTCTTTTTTGAGTCTAATAAATTCATCTTTGAATTTACTATAATCTTCTATTGAATAATTCATTCTAGAAGCGGAAATTATTTTGTGAACTAAATCAGCAATTTCTTCTCTGGCTTTATCTAATTTTGTTTCGTAAACAGAATACATTATTTATATTTTTGAACTTAATAGTAAAGGTACGTAAATCAATTAAAAAAGTGACCACAACTTAATGTAATCACTTTATTCATTTTTTACTGAAGCAAGTAGAAAACCACCTGCAACGACAGTGCAAATTTAACACTTCTATTTGATATAAGCTTTATTATCCACCATAAAAGACGGCTGAGTTTTCCAACCTTCCATTTTTGCCTTATTTTCTTCCATGTATGTTTTGAATTGTTCTGGAACATCAGAAATATAATTCTCAGATCTTTCCGGCGGTAAATTAAGCCCTTTATTTATTTCATCAATGATTTCCTTGTCTGTTTTTCGGACCGTGAACCGCTGACACATGCATCCGATATGCCAGCCTTTCCAAATGAAGCTTTTAGGATAGAAACCTTTAAGATCGTCACAGATGTCTACGATTTTATGAGCATTGCTCAGCTGAATTTGATAGCCCACTATATCATTGTTCTGCATAATACGTAACTGATCAGATTCTCGATAAGCAAGATTGTTTTCCTCTTTGGTCAAACGGACGGCATTAGCCATGCTACTACGATATACGCCTTGTCCCGGCTTGTAGGCCTTAGCGTTTTTACTCAAAGTCAGGTTTCCATGCTTATCCCGGACCCTTCTATATAGCCTGTCAGGTTCTCTCAGGTACTTTTTAATTTCCCTGGCTAATTGCTGAGCGCTCTTACCCTCTGACAGTCCCAAATCAAGTGCAAATTCCAGTTCTTTCTTTGTGTTCTGGGTAATTGACCATACTCTGTCCGAAATGGTAAATTTACCGATCTTACGCTCTTGAAACGCCTTTAAAGCTTCAGCATTACGAGGCATAGGAGCTTCTTTGAGTTTATTTAGTATGTTCGCAGGAATTTTACCAGAAATACTATTGAGTGTCGCAAGTTTTAAAGCGTCATTCTTCAAATCTCCAATATTCCAAGAGTAAGCTGTTGAAACCGTTATCAATTCACGCAAATCCGAGTTGAACTGATTAAAAACATCTTCGATATACTTTGTAATCTTTGGATATTTACGAAACTGAAAAAGCCCCTCCTTTAAAGTTGATGGAAGGGATGAAAAAACAATACTTTCTACAAGGTCATTAAAAAGCTTTTCAACTCGTCTTAAGTACTGCTCTACTCTTTTTCTATGTTGTTTGTCGAAGTCCATTATCTACGTCAACTATAAACCCAATACTTGTTAACCAATCGATCATTGTTTGGACAAAAGATTTATCCTTGGTTAGTCCCACTTTATTTCTGCAAAGTATAACTTGCTCAACCTCGCTCGTCGCTTCAAACAATTGAAATTCATAGTCTAATTCACTGTATACTATTGATCCCGATTTGCCATTTCCGAATTGAACTTCGTAGCAGTTGGTTGAAGATTCTTTAATAATTATTATCGTATCTATAATGCTACCAGACATTATGGTATGATTATTATATTCATCAATCCATTCTTTCGGCACCTCATGATACTGATTAAGCAGATCTATTATTGCTGATCTCAATTGCTTTTTTCTTCGAGCAATCCAAATATTTTTCGGTTCAAAACCTGATTTATTACTTTCCATTTTCAATATTGTTAAAGAATTTTTCTATTTGATCAAAAAACCATCCTGTTAAATAAGCCTGTGTTTCATCATTGTACATATCAAGAATCAATCCTCTATCTTGGAAAACATGATTAACCAGATGAACACATTCATGAGCTATAGTTGATCCTTTTGGAATTCTCTTAAAAGCTGCGACATATTGAGTATATCCACTTTTGTAATGTGCTGGAAATACACATGCTTCGTAACCATTGTCAAGAGGTGAAGACCAATCACTTTGTTTTTCATATTTCTTATTAACTTCCTCCCATCCATCAGAATGAATAATGGTTAAATCACCAAAGTAAATCGGAATTTTTATAGTTTTCTTTTTCATACCCCGAACGTATTAGAATTCTCTGTTTCCGCTGAATACTGGTTTTCGTCACGAATTCTCTTCATTTCTTCAACCGGATCATCAATACCAAGATTTCGCATTGCTGTTTCAACTGACATAATAGCCTGTCCACCCGTCGCATCCATTAAATAGCTGATCTTTTCTTTCATGTCATTTATCATGTAAGGGTTGTAAACAATATCAACTTCAAGTTCTTGCAGTTTTTTAGCATCTTTGGTACTAAGTACATTTACAAGAAAAGCTTTGATGATATTAATACGTCTCGCCAGATAATCATCCCATATTTCCCGCTTCATTTCAACTTTCAAGTGAATATCCATGAAGTAATATTGTGCAGCAACACCTGAAATAGCACCCATTGATTTAAGCTTGTCGAAAGAAATGTCAGGGGTTTGAGTAAGTTTGAATATAATATTCCAAAGGTTATCGAATTCAAGTTTATAAGAGTCGGTATTATTGTTCCAGGTCATATAGTCAAGTTCGCCGTCTTTCTCCATTTCGAAAATTGCTCCTTTCTCACCTTTTTTAGCAAATCCATTTATCTCTCCTTTGGCCTTGATCTTTGGCGCAACATGGTAATCGTTAATTTCAGCGTGACCGGAAGCAAGTTCTTCGAGACGTTCGATCAGAGGCTGGACAATATCCCATTCGGTTTTCTTTTGGGAGCCGTATACAACGGGAATTTTACCAATGATGTTTCTATCTCGGCTTTCTTCAATCCATTGCGATTCCTTTTTTAGGACAATCTTTTCTTCAGCTGTATAAATCTCTCGATATTCAACTTCCTTATCGTTTTCATCTTTAACAGTAATCTCACGAACAAAGGCAACCATGTCTCCGTTTTCATAAACAGGGTAAAACACATCGCCTTCTGTCGGTTTTAATAGCTTATACCTCAACCTATCAGCTTCAGGCGTTAAGTACCAAATCTCAGCTGTTTTTGTAGCGCCATAAACTTCTCGTGCTGCATTGCGATTGAGTGAAATACTTTTATTCTGATCTAAAACCGACTGAACCAAACTCCAGACGGTTGTATCAGTCGGCACATAAGTAACAGGCTTACCAAAACCAAAAGCAACGATCTTATCAACAATCATCTGCTGGATAGCAAAACCAATTCTGTTAATAGGCTGTGAGACTGTTCCTTCTCCGGTTTCAATCAGCTTATCCGGGTATTTTGTTTTGTTGGTGAAAATCTCATGGGTTTCCACATTGTACTGCAGAACAGCTTTAGATAAATAATCCGTGTTTGGTCTTAATTTATCCAGCTTCTTTACTATTTCCTCTGCATCTAATCCATTCAAATCCATATATAGTAATTTTTATTATCCTAACATTCTGCCGAGCTTTTTAAGATCGACATTTCGTGTTGTTTTTAATTCTTTGTAACAGGCATACCGACAAGCGTCAATAAGATGGTTATATGCATCAACTGGAACTCCTGATTTTTTATCACTCCAAACATAGTTGTTCAGTTCTTTGATAAGGTTTATACTTCCGGGATCAATGACCAATTGAAAGTCTTGCATTAAAGCTATTCCAGCGGACACACTCCCTGGTCCTTTCTCTACAGCTTCGATATTATTCCCTCGTTTTCTAAGCTCTTCTATCAATCTAGGTTCTGCAGAATCAGCGTAGACTTTCCGTGTACCAGCGACTCTTTTATTTGCTTCGTAAATATCCGTAGTGGTTAGATGTGTTTTATACAATTCCTCCCGTAGATAAATCTTTTTCCGTACCTTATCAATCGAGGCACTAACCAAGGTTGTAGGATCAACTGAAAAACCGAAATCCTGGCCGTGAAGCGTTGAATTAATCTCTTGATATGGACCAATAACCCAATCAGTAAATACAACACCTTCCGCTTTGTCAAGCCAGCCACCAAGTACAGAATGCGCAAAGTAGTTATACCATTTCTTTATTTTTTCTGGTAATGCATCTCTTTCTTTAATAGGAGTCGATAAATATTGATGATACGCCTCTTCTGTTTTCTCGAAGTCTTCCATTATGTGATCAGCCGTCCAATCTCTTTGCCCATCCTTATAGGTTGTATGGATATAGCAAACACCATCTTTAATACCATTCCATCCATCAGGAATACCTCTCTCTTCAAAAAATTCTTTATGTACCCAATGCTCCTTAGTAGTAGGGTTTAGAATCAGAATACAAAGATTGAAAACGTCTTTAGCCCTAATGGACTTCCGGATCTTATCCCATTCTGAAAAAGATGGCATCTCCTCAGCCTCTTCCAATACAAATATTGAAAATCCTTTTAGAGATTTAAGATTTGCAGTTTGATTTCCGGCAGAAGTCTTGATACCTTTAAATACTACCTTTGGCGTAGTTTCTGACTCTTCCTTTTCTTCTTCTTTATAAATAATCCGGTCTTTGTTAATGTTGAAACGATTACCATAATTGAGAAGATCAAGCTTTTCCTTGAATTCTGGAATTACCGAGTCTTCTGTAGATGTCATCGTGTACCTGGTATACAGTATTCTATGGCTATATGATGATACTGCTTCAGCAAGCATGACAGACGCCGTAAAGGATTTGAAAGAGTTCCTTCCACCGGTAAGTATAGCGACGGAAAAAGGCGGTTTAGTTTCATCCTTACCACCTCTTTTATATTGCAACCATTCGAATAATGGCTCAAACTTATTTGGAATCTCCAAAACCACGTGTAAAAATGATTTTTGTCTGTTCTTTTATTTCAATTGGATTATCTGAATCGCCAGTAAGTTTGGTTTCTGACTTATCCGTCCACCCCATATTTTTAAGAGCAAAAACAGGTCCCACAACCTTACCATCCCACAAGCCTTTTTCGTATGTATTCTCAACATGCAGAAGAGCTTTTTTTATGTAGTAAGAAAACTCCGGCTTTTCTAAGTAGTCATAAAGCGATTGTCGGCTTTCAAATCCTAGATATATAGCTAATCCGGTAATGCTTGGTTTTTCAGGCCATCGAACCCAAATTTGGACAGGTTCACTTTCTGTTGTTGTTACCTGGGTCTTTCCTTTACCTGTTGTTTTTGAAGTTACTTTATGCTCAATAATGAATTCGCCTTTACACCATTCAAAATATTCTAAAGTCTTTTCTTCAAGCAATGCTGGTTCAGTAAACAACGCAGGCCTTCCCCCTTCGTTTCCGACTGAGATCTGATTCCCTTCAGTAAACTTTCCTTTATCGTCTCTTCCCTCCATCATTCGGTTTAAAACTAGTTAATATTTCCCCTCTCAACATACACACGCCAACACGGCACCACGTGCTTTCTATCCTCTTCATTTTTTCCAGGTTTTTAATTGCTCGAATTCGGCTTTCGTACTCTCTTTCCGAAACCTCCAATTCATTCACCGCACTCCCTGTCACCCCCTCTGCCATAGAAAATTAGTTTATTTTAACCCACAAATAATCAACTTGTTGCTCAACTGTAAGTCCTTTGTAAGGAACTGCATAGCCATTTGATCGCAAGTAGTCTAATACTTCAAAATATTCATTTGGAGAAATATTTGTTGAATGATAATCCAAATAAGAATCAATAAAGTTTTTAACTTGCTTGATCTTGCCTTCATCAGTGTAATGATTCCATTTTAGTATTCCAGCGATTTTTAATGAATCTTTATCTGTTAAATCAGGAAGGCGCTTAAGCTCCAAATATCCGTTCATTAACAAATGTTGAATATGAAAGCACATCCCATCTATCTTACCTAAACCTTTTTGCTCTGGAAAATAACTTCTAAGCACATTCTGTCCGTAATACTGAGCCATAAAGGCAATTTTATTTTCTATACTATTCTCCATACTCCCTAAATTAAAAACCCCGCTACCTCATCAGCAGCGGGACACCAAATCACAAAATATTAATATGAAAAATTCCTACTGCATTAAATCTATCTAAAAAGAACAATGGGATATATAGTAAATGTTAGTTCACACCATTAAATGGGATAAGTCTTAATATTTTCATTTACCTTTCAGGACCGTACTATCTTCGAGTTATTTACTGAACTTCTATTCCAACATAGTGTTATACACGATCCTATCCTTATCGACTTCATAAGCGGAATACCCGCCACTGTTCTTTATTGTGGTTATTGAGAGAATCGAACTCCCGACATTCACGTTATGAGCGTGACACTCTACCAACTGAGTTAAATAACCGTTTGCCCGTCTTTCCGGGCTGTCTGTCGATAATGTAAAAGCCTATAAAGTCATTTTGCTGTTGCCCCCTGTTTCGCTCAGTAACTCTTAACTATTGCTAAGGTTGTATATCTCATATACTAGCAACACTTGTATTTTACTTATCGGAGATAATTAGATTATAATCCATTCCATCGCATTCATATGGTAATTTCAAACTTGACAAACTCTCCTCAATATCAACCTGACACAAGCAAGCATCCATAACTAATGTAGAATGCATTTCAGCTTTTACAGGCTCTTTGTGAAAATAATCAACAAACTCCTGAGGTGTTTCGATTTCAACTTCACCGTTATTAACAACTATCGTATTACACATAATATTTACAATTTGAATTTAAAAACACCAAGCACCCTCCTTCATCAACCAACGATCCACCCCTTCTGCACTCATCATCTGTGCTTGGTAATTCAACAACATCAATCATATCACACAACCGCTTTCTTCTTCATTTCCCTAATCTTTGAGCGGTAATACCCAATCTTTTCTTTTATCTCTGGAATTGACAATTTCAAAACTCCATTTCGAGCTCTAAACTCCAAAGCCTCGAATCTTTCAATACCTATTTTTTCAATAAGCCTCGGACGATATTCGTTAATGTTTCCTGACTTTTTAAAGTTGCAATTGTTACTACATTGCTTGTGAACATTATCTTCATCAAATCTAACATTTGGAAATCCCCCTGTAGTCCAAAAATGTCCCGCGTCATACTTAATATCCGTTCTCGTAGTTCCACAGCTTATACAAGGCTGATCTCTATCTCTTAATCGAATAAATGTATTGAAGTCTTTTTGCAGGTCTTGCAACCAGTCGCTTTGAGTCTTTAGCTTCTCCTTCCTGATCTTCTTCTCTTTCTGCCAAGCTTTAGCGTTTTGCTTTTGAATATTTGTTTTGCCTAAAGAAATTGCGCAGTTCCAATCACATACTTTTTGAGTAGTCTTACTCGGTATAAATTCCCCACCACACACCGCGCACTTCTTTGGCTTTATCTCCTTCATTACCAACTGCTTTACAGTAAATTTACTCAAATAAGTAAAGGAAAACAATAGTTGTCTAACTTTTTTTAAAAATATTTACTAACAATTTTTATTTAGTAATCTAACATCAAAATTTTGGACAAAAAAACACCCCTGTTAATGCAGGGGCTTTATTTTGGCAGCGTAATTGTCCATTTGTTGAGTGGTTTTAGATAAACTACTTTTTTCTCTTCAAGAAGTTTCTTAACTAATTCACTTACCACTTCAACGCTAGTTCCTAATATTTCGTTAACTCCATAAAGATCAAGTCCGTTTGCTCCACCGGTTCGTTTGAATTGCTCTTTTACAAGGTTCATGAATTTAGCTTCTATTTCTTCCATGTTTTCCATTAAAAATTATATGTTTCTTTAAGTAACTCATAAGCTTGTTTTAAAGTACACCCTACCGTTACTAAATTAATAAATTCTTTATTGTACTCATCAGGTGTTTTGAAAAAATAATCTTCATTTTCTTCTAAATCTAAAGATTTGCAAACTTTTTTAAGTTCGTTATAATCAATACTCAACCCTTTGTACAGTTCTTTATGAAAAGCAGTGAAGGCTTTTGCTGCATCGCTTGCTGATTTACCTAAGTTTTCCATGGAGTAAAGATACTACATATTGATTGCCCACCAAATAAGATACACTACACAAGCAATCCAAAACCACATAAGCGCTCCGATAATTCTCAATTCTTTGTCCTTGCTTTTAAAAAACATGCATTCGTTAATAAATTCTTTCATAGTTCTAATTTAGTTTAGTTATTTGGTTATGGGTTGTGGGTTTCCGTAATTACCACTTTTGTTTATTAGGATTAGGACGACATTCAACTTTGGAATTATCAATTGTATAATCAAATAACTTCTCTATTTTTACAAAGCTGGACGTTTTGTGGTGAGTCCCTTCTAGTGTTTTGATAAGATATTGATTGTTGTAATCATCGAAATACAGAAATCCACAACCATTAGAAGTATTCGATTTTACCATATCACCTATAAGTAAAGGCTCTTTGGTTAAACAGTCTTTAATCGGTGTATATTTACTATTTTGAAATTCTGAATATCCAATATGAACGCCAAAAATATCAATAAGGGTTAAAATTTCTCTGATAATTGATTTTTCGTTTTCTAAAAATAAGTTAAGCATTGGGTCTTCGTTATTAGAACTTTCTATGCACTCAATCCTAAATTGTAATTCATCTTTTAAATTATCTTTTGTCGGCTTCATATTTATAGTATTTCGAATATTATACATTTATCAGGGTTGAAGGTCCTGGATTCGGCTTCCTGCCATTTTTCATAATCAAACGATTCCTCAATCCTTTCAACACCAACATAACGTTTATGATAAAACCATTCTTTAAGAGGTTTATCCCAATAGTATCCATTATTTATAATTGCTGTTTTGAATAGATTTAACGCTGTATCTCCTAATATTGGTACTGTATCTTGGTAATATTGATAAGCTTCAAAAATGTGATCATATTCAACTAATCCCTTCGCAATATCCTCAGTAAGCTCAGAGCCTTTGCAGATGAATTTTATTGGATGCGGGCCTTCTTCATCGACTCTATAATCATATGCATAATTACCGGACTCTGATTCAATAATTAGGATATTCTTTTTAAGTTTTAATTCAATTTGCTTCATTTCGTTTCTTTTATTGTTAGTTCTTCCCCAGTAAGGGCGAAAAATATGTTTTGTAATTCGTGAACATACTTTACATATTTGATGGCTATTTTATCATCACAAAATATATAGGGGCCTTTAACGGATTGGAAAACATTAAACCTATCATGTCCGGATATTGAGTACTCATTTTTGTTACACTCATAACCCAATTTGAACAGCCAGTCTTCGTTTAGCTCTATGGGCTCTAAATCATCATATGAGGTTGAGCTCCACCACTCTTTTCTTATCGTGTACACCCTCGCATAACTTTCTAGTAACTCCAAAACAGTTAATATTTTACCTCTGGAATCTTTAGTTAAATTTCCTAAGCGGAGTTCTTGTGGTGCTATCATAATATTTCTCTATTTATAATATCAAATTCACTCCCACTTACAGAACACTCAAAATAACCTCTGTTGATCAGCGTTAAAGCTATTCCGTCTGTTTCAACATCTTCTAATGTTATTTCTTCTTCTACAGTTTCTCCTCCTCTAGGACCTGTAAAGATTTCTATTGTATATTTTATTATTATTATTTCTTCCATAATTCTTGTTTTAAGTGCCACCCTAAGATGGCACGGGGTTAATCCATCCACAGAAACGCTGTGCCTTGTTTTGTCGTTAGCAAATAATCATCTTGAACGAATTCTTCTCCATACAGGTCTTTTAATTCGTCCAATGTTCCACAATCTTCATAGTCTTCTTTATTTACGTAAATATCACCGACCGAAAAGAAAGGTTCATTAAGATCTCTTGCCGGAGACTCATCACCAACAATGATTGAAACATTATTTTTTAATTGTTCTTCTGGAATTGAATTCACAAATTCTTTTAATTCTTTCCAGGTAATAGCCTTTGGTTTTTCCATTTTATAATTTATTTATTGGTTGTTAAAGTTTGCTTTGTTGATCATAAAATCTTTTTTAATTTTTTCTCCAGTAAAGCCTTCTCTTGTTTATATGAATTATTTTTAGCTACTTGTAAATTATGATCAAATTCATCAATTATCTTAAACAAATCTTCTCTTTCTTTATCTGAATATCTGTATAAATACAAAGTAACTTGCCCTTTACTTAAATCATTTGATGAAGACGGTGATTCATTCATAAGATCAATGTTATCATTTAAGTATTTTAATCTTTCAATAATTTCGGCTTTATTCATTGTTTTGTTTTTTAGTGGTTAATCTCCCAGGTTAGTTCTTCTAGTGTTTTCACGGCTTTGGTTTTCTTTCAATTGTTTTAATTTCAACTATTACTTTCTTATTAAATTTAACCGCATCTGATCCTGACATGCTTTTACTAAAAATAGTCTCTACATTTTCCTGTTTTAAAAGATTGTCCACCAAAATTGTCCAAAGAATTTCATAGTCAATTGTACACCCTTTTTCAAAAGATATACTATTTTCACTTATTGCATAATTATCATTTATCTTCATAGTTAATTGATTTTGTTTTCGGGGTTAATGATTGATTTTTTATTTATGTAACTTACAGGATAGTCACATCTTCCCATACAACCACAGGTCATTGAATCACCGCATGACTCCTTTTGAATTTTCGCATTCTCAGCAATACGTATCTGCTGTTCCTCCTGTACGAGATCGCAGGCAGCGAAAATGTGCTCTTTTAATTCAGATACACTCATATTTTCATCACATACAGCTTTTTGTAATAAATGCCTCCAGTTGTCATATTTTTGATTCTTCGCATATTGATCAAAGATCTCTTGTTTCTCTTGGTGACTCATGCCTATAAATAATTAAGTGATTTTGCTTTTTCTTGAATTGCTTTCATGTCTGATTCCGAATAACCCCAATGAGGACAGAATAATCCTCCATAACCATTTTCTCCGTTAGACTTTTCGCCAGTTTGAATAAACTGCTTAAAATCTTTTGTCAATCCCCATAGCGTTCCACCTTGTGGCCAACCTTTGGGCTTGTAACCAAACTTAGTACTCAAACTCATTTCTGATCCATTGTATTCATTCTTCATATAAAGCCTACCATTCTTTAGAAATATTTCAGAAACGCCATACTTACCAGAGAAAAACTTCCTGCCACGAGAAGCAATTTCTTTGATAATTTCATTTACTATTTGAATTCTTTGATCTTTATCCATTGTTGTAATTTTTTAAAATTTGACATAAGCATGGTGCGTTCGCTGTTTTTTACGAACTGTTTTTGCACTTTAAATTGTTGTTGTTTTCCCCGGAAGAATACGGCCGGGGTTCCGTTTATTTGAGTTTTATTTTCAAACGCTCAGTTTGATAATCTCTTTCTCCAATTATTTTAGCATTATAGTAAACTCTTTGCTCATTATCGCAAACTTGAAATAATCTATAGTGTGGCTTAATACTATAATGAGCTCGCAATGCCATAACTGGAAAATCTTTAGTTTCTTCTATCATAGCAACATGATACATGTAATAGATCTTACCCTTTGTTCTAAAATGGAAAACTTGTAATAAATCACCTTCTAAGATCTGTTTCCCTGTTTTATCAAAGTAAATATTACTTTTACGCCCTTCCAGGTTCATGATTATTGTTTTATTTTGGTTAGTAAAGATTTAACTTCTGTAGCAAGAGAATTATCTGTTTTGTATAATTCGGTGCAAACTATTTCCAGCATTGCCAGTATCTCATCCTCATAGTCGGGGACTTCCTGAAGCCAGTATTTAGGTTTCATTTGCCAACCGTCTATATTAAAAAAATAATTCAGCGCGAGTGAGAACTTAAGAACTCCCATATTAGTTATATACTCTTTAGTTTGAGAAGGGTTTCGCTCTGATACGGATACTTTAATGTATTTAGTTTTTGACATTTTATAATTATTATTTTATTTTTTCTACAGTTACTTTTTTAAAGCCTAATCTTTCTTTTAAAAATTCTTCCTTATCTTTTATTGAAGTGTTAGAGTCAATTTTCAATTCAATATTTTTAAAAGGCTTTCTAGTAAAAGAAAATATGCAGTACCTATGGTCGATTGTGTCTTGAAATGGATACTTGCACCAAACTTCAATAACTTTATAATAAATTTTCATTTTGTAAAAATTGAGGGTTTGAAATAAAACCGGGCGACATGATGGTTCAAAACGCCACCCGGAAAAACTAACCATGTGAATTTATACTGACTTTTTAAGTGCAATTTCAGACTGCCAAAAAAAATTAATTCCATTTAACTTATCCTGAATTTTTTCTGCAATATCTGTGAAGTCAATTTCTTTAATCGCATCGAAAACACAATCTGTATCACATCCAGTTTCACTTGCATGATTATCGGAAATAACATCTGCCAAATGATCCCTTAATTCTTCCGCATTCATTCCGGCAGGATGCTGTGGTTCTTTATTGCAAAGTGTAGGATTATTTTCCCAATTGATTTCATTTTCCGCGTAATCAGATAAAGATTTTAACGCTTGATAACCATCTGCTGGATAAACGAAATATTCATATCCTTGATCGATTGCTTGTTGTATTGTAAGTCTTGACATGACGTTGTAATTTTAATTGTTAAAAACCCCGACCCGTAAGCCGGGGAAAACTAATAACCATGATGGCCGTTATAGGTGGCCAGCCTTGTTAAACACTTCTATATTTCGTCGTCTGCTACTTTAATGAGCAATTCAGCGTTTTCAACTATTTTTTTTAAATCATCTAAGGTTAATGCGCCCTGAGCATCTAACCAGAAATATTCTTTCGTTCTCTTAGCACCCTTTTCTCCTAATCTTTTAAACTCTAATTTTATAGGAATTTTTCTGCTTTTATCGGTTGATAAAAATTCCGTTTCTGATTGTGCACTTGTTTTTGCCATGTTATTAATGATATTTAATTGTTGATTTTTCCCCAGCTCCGTGTTTTACTCCTACCGCATCAATTCCCACAAAGTTTTTTGATTTAATTTCTGTTTTAGCAGGATTTAAAATTGCTGCAGTTGCCAAGCCTCCGATTAATAATAGAGTGTAAGCGATAATAATGATTGTTGTTTTCATATTGTTTGTTTTTGTTGATACAAATGTACAATTATTTTTGTACAGTGCAAATTATTTTGTACATTTTTTTTTATATCTTTGCTGTATGACAGTTGAAGATTATTTAAAAAATCATTGTAAGGTTGACCTTTCGCACATTGCAAGCAGAATGTGGCCAACAAATAAGAACGCTGCTGCATATTTAAGCAGAAAGCTGAATAATTCTGATGGAAGATCTTTTTCTAAGAAAGATGCGGTTAAGGCTTTGGAAGTATTAAAAGAGCTTTCCATTGAACTTAATGCTTTAACTGTTGACTAACCCTTCCTCAAAACTGACTCCTGGAATTTAATAACTCGCTGCTGCTGTTCTTCAGTAGAAGTTAAAAACGTGAATACAAAATCCTCAATACCGATTTCTTTTTGATCAAAGTTTTCATTTCCGGTGAAGTGCTTATTCAACTGTTTAAAGGCTGTGATCAAATCAAAAACTCCATCACGCGAATGAATCAAACCTTTATTTTTTAACATCTTAGTTCCGGTGTCAATTATCGTTGTTCCGATAGCGCAGAAGCTTAACCATTTTTCGACATCATCCCTGTCTTTTTCGCTGTAGTTTTGCGGACCCGCTAAAGGTTTTATTAATTGCTTTTGTTGAACTTGCGCCGTGTTAATGAAAGAAACTGATACCGGCACATTACCTGTTCTGTTTTTTAAAAGTTTTGAGTAATTCATTTTCTTGATAAAATTCTCTTCGTTGAAATTTTTGATTCTATTTTTAAATTCCTGATTGAACTTTGAAAGCCCTTCATACTTTCGTATGTGATACAATACCGTTGAGTGATCCTTTTTGACAATGTGGGCAATATTCATCAGTGTATAACCTGCATTACGTAAATTGTAAATGAATATCGAAAGATCATCCAGTAAATCCGTTGGCGTTCGGTTAACTTTTGTTTTCATGGCTCTTTGATTTTACTTGTTCAGAAACCCACTCATAAACCTTATCGTTTTTAACGTGAGTTATAGCCATTGCATGTAGTCTATCGAAAGAAAAAGCGATTTCATTTGTCATAGCTTTTTTCTTATCCTCAAAATACTCTGAAAGCTGTTTTAATTCAAAAGCGTTAAATAGGATCGAATTTGGCTTCTTTTTTTCTTTCGCGAGTATTTGTGTCATTTTCTCTTTTATCGCGATTTTTTGACTATCTGTGTCGCTTACAAAGGCAACCAATCCTCCTTTCTTAATTGCGAATTCATAAAACAGAAAAGCATGATCACATTTTTCGCCTCTTTTAACAGCTTCCACCAAAGCATCCCAATTCTTTTTCTTTTCGGCTTTGATTTCTTCTGGAGTTATTTCCGGTTCTGGGTTTAAGATTTTCTTAAGCTGTTCCCTTCCGGCTTCCAGTTGCTTATCGTTTTGTTTGTATCGCTCGTAAGCTTTCAAAATCTTTCCGGTGGTATTGGTTGACAACATTGGCAAACACTCAATCTCATTTCCGTTCTGATCTAACAGCTCGCGCTTCAATGCCATCCTGTGCGCTTGAAAAATTTCCGAAGCAGTAAGGCGGTAATCCATGATGAACAACAACCAAGTATCTTTCATTTCGTCCTTTTCCCTTTGTCGTTCCCTAACCTGGAAAAGTGTAAGAATATCATTAACAAGCTTTTCCTTTATTTCGGCAGATGATTTAGCGATAGACTCCAGGAATATTTCCCTTTGCAAAATCTTCGGCAAGTCTTCCAGCTGCCTCTTGGATATTGTAAGTTGCTTGTTGCGCAGGTGTATTATTTCCTGTGGCTCCTGTTTGATTATTTGATTTTCCATTGTTTATGTCTTTGTCTTTGTAGTTTCCTTCAAGGATCTTAACAAAATTCGTAGGTTTTAAAATCCAGTCAAAATCTGCTGTCCATTCGTTCCGGTTATTTCCCGCAAGGAATTTAGACTCACCAGCAAGCTTAATGACTTCTTTTACTTTTTCAATTCCGTAATCACTTATTCTGGCGTTTATTGATTTTTTCCTCAGTTTGGTAAGTATTTGCACTTTTGGCAACCCTGAACAATTCTCATGAAAACAATCAATAATTTCTTTTTCTTTTTTGGCGGAACTTTTTTCTTTTTCTTCAGATCCAGTATTTACCTGTTCTGATAATTCATCTTTTTTTTCTTCTGGAAATAAATTTTCTATAGATTCAAAATTTTGGGTGGGGGCTCCTTTTTTTTCTCCTTCCCCTTCAGTTTCTACTTCTACTTCTACTTCTTCTTCAGGCTGACAACTCGCCAGCGACTTGCCCGCGACTTGCTGACAATTTTCAATTATCACGTTTTCAGGTATTTGCGGAAAACATCTTTTCATACTTCGCAATCTTTGGTTAAAATTCAAAATATTTAGAAATGGCTTGTTTTCGGCATCGTAGAGGACGATCAAACCGGATGAAGCTAACTCTTGTAACCATCGGGTAATGTCGGTTTCTCTAATATTCTTCAGCGGGAAACAAAACGCATTTAATAGTTTGGGATTTGCGTGATATGATCCGAAATCATCGGCTTTCATAATTAAACGTGTTAAAAGAACTTCTGCCTGAAAAGAAAGATTATCTACTGGCTCACTGTCTGTCCAGTCTCGTAAAATTCTTTGTGGCATATCTTCATTTTAATTCTTATAATTCAATTTGGTAACCATGCTAAAACATCACTAATGCATGGTAGTTTTTTTAGATCTTATCAATAGCTCTTTGGATTCTTAGTCGTTCAACTTCTTCCGGCTTGAAGAAATATCTACCGCCTATCTTTTCAGCTTCTACTTTTCCGGCGATTCTCATAGTGCTAAGACTTGTTGGATGAACTTCTAAAATTTTAGCAGCCGCCAATGTAGATAGTAATCCGTCATCAGGTTTTGAAGCTTTGGGCATTCTTTCTTTTTCCAGCTCCATTGTGTACTGACATTCTCCGGGTCTTGCAAATCTGGCTTTACGATTAAGAGTTTTGGCGTAAATTAATGTCGCGGTAGCATCCAGCATTCCAAGAGCTTTTGAAACTGTGCTGTTTGGAATTTTATCACCTGGCAAGTAACCTAATTCTTTACATAGGCTTGATTTAATTGCCTCAATTTCGGGGTTTAGTTTTGGATTTTTCATTGGTTTTCTTTTTGTCGTTGTCTAATCTGATTAAGCTTTTTTCATTCCATTTGAAGAGACCGTTGCTGTCACGGCCTGACCAGTATCCGTCTTTTTCTTTCATTAGGAAAGTTTTTGGATTTTCCAGGCAACTATTGAGTTGAAGTATTTAATTTCACCCTGAGGAGAAATCCATTCTCTCCCTTGTATGTTAATTCCTACATTAACATTATCTCCTTCCTTAAATGTATCTAGTATGTCTATTTTATTCCCCATAATTTCAATGCTTACAGGCTGTGGGTATTGTTCCTGAGTCAGTAGAATGAACTCTCTTTTTTGAAATCCAGAAGCAAATGTTTCAGTGTTTCCGATCTTTTTAATTGTTCCTTGTAGTTCCATTATTTAAATTTTTCTGTTAGTAAGTTTTCATTGATCCAATCAAATGCATTAGATTTCCATGTATTTGTCTTACGAATGAGAAGTCTTTGTTTGTTTGGATAAATATCAATCCATCCATGCTTTTCATGGTACAATCCATAACTTCCGTTTTTCCGCATAAATACGCTATACTCAAACCCTAAGAATTGCAATACAACTTTTTTGAAGAAAACTTGATTTGATTGGCCCATTTTAAATTAATTGTAAGTGTGTTGCTAATGTTGTGTTAAGTGAGTTTAGATATTCTCTTGCCATGATAATCATGTCTTTCATTTGAGCAATTACCTTTTCGTCTCGGTAAATGATAAATTCTTTTATTCTTGCTTCTTTGGGAATATCAGCATAAGTCATGTTGTTGGTTATTTCCTGATCTAAATCTTCCGGAAGACCATCAATGAATCCCAACTTCCACCCGGTTTTTCTTTTTTCATCAATGATTAATTCGTCTGGAGTATCAACAAGGCCATAAACTAATTTTGCTTTTTTTACGTTTGGCCTTAGATCCATGTAAGCCTGTAGCTGATACTCATAATCTTCATTTGGCACGTCATCTTTAAAAAGAGGAAATGTTTCATAATCCCATGAGCTTTTAAAATCTATTATTTCATCATCTTCCTCAATATCCATTTCTCCTGAAAAGAATTCATTTTCATATCGAACCTCGTTCTTAATTAGAAAAGTCCCTTTTACTTCATTGTACTGATTGATATTTTCCTCTTCAACAGCTATTCCTTTTATTAGGTATTTGCTCTGTATATCTTTTTTCCTATTGAAAACCTTTTCCTTAAAAATTGTGTCCAGATATGTTTTTGCTCCATCGGATAATTCAGGTTTCGCATCTCTCTTTTTAATCAAGTCCCCCAGCGTAACTATTTGCTTATCTGTAATTTTTCCAGAATAAATTTTTTCCATTAATCCCACCAACGTTTCTGACTGATTTTGCGTTAAAGGCTTTGGAAGTCCTTTCATTATTTTGCCAATAGCATGAGGGCGGAATTTGTAATTTGAAAAATCATGCACTCTTAACATTTTCTAATTCTTTTTTACGTTCTGTTACTAATACTTTGTATCTCTGTTGTTGCTCTTTTGACATTTTTCCGAATAACCTGCCAAGCTCTGAAACCTCCTTGCAAGCATTAATTTCATTGGTGAGATCAGTGTCAATTATTGGCTGTTTCTTTACGATTCTAACACCTCCTACAACATCACCTTTCATTTTCACCGTGCTATCAATAAATAGCTCAATTAGTAATCCTTTCCAGTCTTCTACGAATGATGAACCAGAGAACCCTTTTAATACCGAAGCGTTTGTTGCATTTAGAACTAATGGCTTAATGTTTTCTTCAAAATATGCGATATTGAAGTTTCCTTTTTTTCCCGCTACACTTACTCCTAACTCCTGTTTAACTTCCCGTATTTTGAAAACAAGCCTTCTACCCTCTTCAAGATAGTCTTCAAGATCTGCCACCCCAAGGTGATCAGACTTGTACACTTTTCTGAAGTGCGTTTTAGATTGTTTTTCCATTTTAATTAATTGTTTTAGTATAGACAGCGTAAGAAGTACGCCCGATCTTTTTTGATGATGTTTGAAATATCTTTTGCTTTGCTTTTAGTTCGCTGAAACGTCCAGAAATTGTGTGAATCGGAACTCCCAGTATATTTGCGATCTCTATTGTTGATTTAATCCCGTCTACTTCATTTAAAACCCTATCCTGCATTTTAGGAATTGTCACCTTTACCTGTTTGAATGCCAGTTTGGAATTTGCGTTGTTCCGCCCCCGGCTGTAGTCTTGAATATCCATATCTTCATTTTTGCTTTGGTTATTACTTTATTATAAATCCATCTCCAAAATATTTTTTTGATTTAGTATCTGTTCGCTGAAACCACGACCTCTTAGATCTTCCACTTAATCCATTATCCATTTGGCGATAAAAAGGCATATTGTGTGAACTTTCCGCATATAAAAAACCATTTTCATCTAGCTTTAAAATTCCCGTTGTAATCTTGCTTGTTAAATAAATTTGTTTTCCAATTAGATTGTTACAGGTAAAGTCCAATGTTATTTCATCTCCAACTTTTAGATTATTCAGCTTTAAAAATTGATCCCTGTACTTCAATAAATATTCTTTTTGGAGACTTTTTTTATCGGGAAACAGCAACTGTGATTTTTCCATTATTATTGATTTGATTGTTTAAACTCTTTGATGAACTCGTTTAAGACCTGCATTTCCATTTCGGTTAATGTATCGTGGCCTAGTCTTTTGCCATTTATGTAGAAGATCCCGCCTTCATTAGCAATTGTAATTCTTACAGATAGCGTCATGATTATGATTTTTTAAGTGTCCAGTATTCATCTACTAATGTTTTATGCAGCGAAACAGCCAGCGGATTAGAAAATTTAAAAGCAGTCTTTAGTCGTTCAAGCCAAAACTGATCTTTAATCCCTACCGGTTCAGTTACAATTTGTTTTCTATCGGCAATTGGAAGTTGTAGGTAGTCTGTAATTGTCATAATTATTGTTTTTTAAGTAAGTATTCTAATAAGTAAACACACTGCTGTAGAAACCAGCATTTGAGTAGAAATAAAGCTTTCATGATGCTAGTCTTAAAAAGTTAGACCTGTTTTCTGAAAAGCTTATCCCGGAGTTCTTGAAAAGATTGATATTGTGCATTCCATCAACCGCTCTACTTCTCCAATAAGCAACATGATGCATTTGACCACCTTTACTCCCGTTTCTATAAGTTGTAAACCAGCGAGCGATCATTCTCTTTATTCTCTTGTAACCAGGATTCGTTTTTAAAACCATTCCCGAAACCTCTCCCAATTGATTTAATATCTTAAACTCATTAAACCTAACATGGATCATCTCACCTCCTTCCAACCTCACAAGCCCAATCACTCGCATTCTGTTAAATCTGTAATCAAGCTTCTTGCAAAAACTAAAGCTCTTGATCTCTTTTCCTAAAATTGTTTTTTGTACTTTTGCCATGATGTGGTAATTTTTTAATTACTTCGTTTTTGCCGAGTCACCTTTGCCGAGGTGGCTCATTTTTTTGCAAAATATTTTTCTTTGAAATCCTTGAATGATTTAGAGTTTTTTAAGAAGCTTGAATATTCCTGCTCAATTTCCCGCTTCGTCTTTTTCCTATTTTTTAAACCACTCAAAATCTTTTTACATAATTCCTCTCTTGTCTCAGAAGGAAGCTTTAGTAAATAATCTTCTGCTATTTGGTAGTCTAGGTTCATTATTGTAGAATTAAACTAAGTTCCTTTTTGCATCGTAAGGCTTCTTTTCTTTTAGCTTCTGCATTGTTGTAAGCTTTTTTAGCCAGAGAAATGATTCCCTTTTTGTTATCTTCGGTTACATTGCCAACTCTTCTTTTTAAATAGTTCAATGTTGACACGCTAATTCCAGTTTCAGCATTAACATCTGCTATATCCTGAGCTGTTGTAAACTCCTTTAGAAAATGAGACACTTCCGCTCTAATTGTCTTCCCTACTTCTAAATTTTCCATATGTTATTTATTTTAATTAAAAATTAGTTTTATCACTGTTTTTTCACATCCAACAAAAACTCTATCTTTGCGTTGTTGTTTTGTTGAGACAAATATATAACAAGTTACATCACAAACCAAACTTTTTATATAATTTATTACATATATTATATAACTAGTTGATTTTCAATAATATTATTTTTATGGATAAAAGAGATGAATTGCTAGAAGAGGCCCTAAAACTGATAAACAAGTACTCAATAACCGCTTACGATATTTCGCAAGGGACAGGCATCTCAGCAGTTGGTATACAAAAAATTATAAATGGGGAGTCGAAACGTCCACTAGAAAGAACATTAGAAACAATAACTAGTTATATAAAACAAAAATATATTTCTGATGCTAATAGTCACGATAAGAATGAAGGTAGTGAAATAAAAAATAAGCCACATGACGAGCAAATGGCTATACTTCATAAAGATATATTAGAATTAAGAAAAGAAAACAATAATTTGTCAGATAAACTAGATGACACTATAGCATTAATAGAGCTTTACCTTTCCCCAATAGCAATGAAGATGGGAATAAGTATAGATCAAGATTTAAAGAAAAAACTACTTGAACATCTTAATTAGAGCTTGTTCTAAGCATAGAAATACAAAAGTTAAATTTACACAAATCTAAATCCGATAAACATATATTAAATAAAACAAATGACTGCTCGTCTGAGAAAATACTTTTCCTTAGCTTAAGCAATAATGTATGATTATTACTAATATAATCTTCAAAAGTAATTAGACCGCATTTGTAAAGCTCCTCATTTCTAAAATGGAGAGTCATTATTTTTTTCCTGTTTTCTTTTTTACCCTCCATTATTTTTCGTTGCTATTTGTTCAATCGTGTTAAACTGAATCTCATCTAGGCGGATAAGATCCTTAATGTGTTCATTTAATCGATATATAACGTAAAACACTGGAATAAGCATTATCAAGAACCCAAGCCTGTGCCACCAATCCGGATCTATTTCATAACCAAACCTCATTAATTCGTACATTGTTAACGAATACAATGATGCATATATTGGCAAAATATAACAATGTATATATGCTCGCATGTATCTTCCTAAACAACATAGCGCTATAGCAACATAAAGACTTTCAATCCATATATCTGATCTTAGTTTTACTCCCCTACCATCAAGCATATCATTGAAACTTGGATCAATCCAAGACCATATATTATCAGTAAAAGGCACAAAGCCCGATAATATTACTATTACCGAGCCTAAAACTTTCAAGTAAGTTAATTTGTGCTTACTTACTTTATATTTTATGTAATTAATGACTCTATTACCTCCTAGGCGGGATAGGAACGTCTTTCGGATCTCCTCCATCAATTGGATCTGTATTGGTTACTGGATCTTCTGCCAAACCATTTCGAATAATGATTGTATCATTCGTTACGGCATCTTCGCCTTCACGGCTTTGAAGTCCAGAATTGTTTAACTTAAAGTTTTGGTTACTGTTTTTGACCTTTTCTATAGCTTCCTGTCTCGCTTCATCATCACGGTCAGAACATGAATAAAGTAAAACTGCAGCTGCAGCAGTCAAAATAATTAGTTTTGTCTTCATAGATAACTGTTTTTTAATTCATTGCAAAAATAACAATTCTAAAACGACAACTACTACACTATATCACTTTTTCATGAAATGCTAATATAATATTTTATTTAACACATTGTTTAGTGTGTTATAAATATTTTCAAATATTATAAATTTTCTTGATAATACATTACGGGTTTCCGTAAAATGTGAAATCTTTTTAATTTTTATATTTGCAAAAAATTTAATCATGAAAAAAAATTTATGTATTTTTTTATTATTGACTTTTAGTTTATTTTCAAGTCAGATGACAGAAGTTAAGAGTAATAGGAAAGAGATTGGGAGTATACAGTCTGGAATGTCCAAAACTAAAATTACATTAGAAAAAATAAATGATGATTATTATGTTTTTTCATTCATTGATAACTCTTATGAGCAATTAAAAATTCCTGAAGCTGTAATATTAAATGAAAAGCCAGAAACAATGTATGCCTTTTATAAAAGTGTATTTGATGATTATGAAAATGCAGATGTAAAAGAAAAAATATTTAAATCAGGCGATTATAAAATAACAGTTAATTTTTTAGGTAAAATACCAGAAAGACACACTGCAATATTTTTTCAAAAAGTTAATTCTACCAAAGTTGTTGTTACTCCTTTTTTAAGTATTTTAGAATGGTTTGCTTTACTTTCAGATGTTGACAAAAAATAAATATATGAAATTTATATATAGTTTAATTTTATTAACAAGTTCAATTTTTAGTTTCTCTCAAGAACTAAAATATGAAGAAGTTGTAAAAGTCGATTCTTTAACAACTAAAGATGAACTATACAATAGGGCTAGAAGCTGGTACGCAGACACATTTCATAGTGAAAAGGATGTAATGAGTATTGACGATAAAAATTTGGGAGAGATTTCCGGGAATGGAGCTATCAGATATGAGCCTAGAGGTTTCTATTTTGGAGCCTTATGTGCAACAGGATATATATCTTATAAAATAAATATATATGTAAAGGATGGAAGATATAAGTATAACTTCCATTCATTTATCCATGAAGGAACAAGATGTCCCGGAGGCGGTGGATTAGTTTCATATGGCCTTTTAACACAAGATAAAGAGCATCCAAAACAACCTAATAAAGGATGGAGAGAAGTTAAAGATTTAGCAAACACAACTGCTGAAAGATTGATTTCTTCATTAAATGAAGCTATGAACAAAAAACACGAAACAACCAACAACTGGTAAAAATAAAGCCCCAAACGGGGCCTTTTTTATGCAGATAAGTAAAACTTTGAAAATATAATTAGCATACAATAATTGCTGTATAAAATACAAATGTTTAAATTTGCTTCTTAATGTAGAAGCGATCAATGAAGTCGAGACAATTGCACCGTATGGTAAAGAAAAATGGATGGCTTCACATTAGAACTGATGGAAGTCACTACATTTATGCGAAGAATGGAAAAACTTACCCTGTACCATTTCATGGTTCAAAGGAAGTCGGTAAAGGTCTTGAAAGAAAGATCATCAAGGAGATGGGGCTTTAATTAGCCCCTTGTTTTAAAACTTGATTATTAAAAATCAAAATTTATGCTTATGTGTACTATAAAAGTTATAATTGAAAAAACCCCGGATTGGTATAACTCTTATGCAGAAAATGTAGAAGGATTATATGGTGGCGGCAAAACAATAGAGGACGCAAAGAATTCTATAATAAAGTCCATCAAACTGCTTAAAAAATATAACGACGAAGAAAATGTTCCGAATATTTTGAAAGGTAAATATGATATTGTCTTTTACCTGGATAATGATATAATAAATTAA